TTAAAAAGTAAAACGTAACAGATCGTTCTTTTGTTCGTTTAAAACACGTTGTTTTTCAGCTAATTACTATCTTTTCCTCTTTGAGCCGAAAATGGGACTCGAACCCACGACTTGCTCATTACGAATGTAAATCCGAAAAACTATATAATCGTTTGCGTAACAAATCGTTTCACCATTCCAAAAAATATCTTCCGACAAACCTTTTGACAAACCATGATCGAAAAGAATATCTAAAATCCAGGTTATACACTATTGTTTGGATTTCCACAGGCAAAGATAAAAACTTTAATTGATTGCACCCAAATTTGAGAACACATTTTACACACACAGCTGCCATTCACTATTTTTGCGCCAACCAGCCACCAAAATTGACAATTATCTAATCGTGTGCCGTAAGAACAAAACAAAGTGTAAGACAAATCGCAGTCTTTTTGCCTTACACTTTGTCACAGCAAACAGCAATTTTCATTGACGTTTTGTCGTTTATCAATATTCTTTCTTCTGAAAAAAGAAATACCCAACAACAAGTAGCGTCATAAGCTGAAGACCCACAGGAACGCCGTCAGTCCCGCTGCTCATACATTCGTAGTTCAGCATTTCGTATATCATCATCCCGGCCAACAATATGCCGGAAATCGACAATATCAACTTGTTAACTTTCCATTCGGCGTTTATATCCATCGTTTTAAACCTTATAGCTAAAACAACGATTATTCCTATAGTAAGCCACTGAAATATATCCAACATCGTCTGACAACGTTTTACTTCATCAAAATAACCTACCAGCAAAGGGTCATTGTGAAGATTTTCAATTTCACTCTGTGCATATATCATGAACTCGTCTTTATCCATATCATTCAAACATTAGGAATTGACCAATATCTTTTTTACTTTTCTCCACGAAGCTTTGCCAGCTCCTCGTTTGCCTTGTTCAGCTTCCCAACAACCTTCATATTATATTCCTCCATAAACTCCAGTTGCCCCAAAAGCTTCAAATTCTCATTTTGAGAATCCTCCAGTTCACCCCGGCACCTGGCAAGTTCGGCATGAAGATTTTCTTCACTCTCCGTTTCGTCACCACGGAAGGAGGGAAGCCCATCAGCTATATACATGCTTCCTTCTCCACGCATCAACCATTCGGCTGATACATCCGTAAACTTATTCAAAATTGCATGAATAGCCTCGTATGAGGGCAGCCTGCCAAGAAGAACATAATTATTCAATGTTCTTTGAGAAATGCCAATCTCACGAGCAAAAGAATTGACTGAACAATTCTTTTCTTTTATCAAAAATTTAATTCTTTGAATTATTTCCATAAAAGACTTGTTAGAATAAATGGGCTTATTATTGATTCTCAAAACTGCATACATTATTTAAAAGTAATAATGCAGGGAATAAGGCAGAAGGCCTTAAATACACGTTGACTAATGCTTTTCCATTCATAATTCGTTTCCTCCAATTAGTGTGATACATTCAATTTATAAACATTCTAAATAGCCTAAATATTCCAAACTTTTTCTCCATACTATTTGTTAATTGGAACAAATGGGCTACATTTGCAGTGGAAATCAAACAAACATTTCCACCAATAAAGCTTAATCCGCAAAAATAGAGATATAAAATGGAAAAGACAAGTAAAACATATCGAATTGTAATCGAGCACGGAGTACAGAAAAAACTCTGCCAGCAGTTCGGTGTAAGCGATGAAACGGTACGTCGTGCCCTGCGTTACGCAAGCATCGACAATCCCCTTCACCAGAAGATCCGCCAGGAAGCACTGACCATCTACAACGGCCAGGAAATCCCCGTAGTAAGAACCATCAGAAAGTAAGAGCCTATGCAAGCATTGTCCATCAACACCGCCACAGCCGAAGGAATCCTCCTTTCCAACCTGTACCGCCTGGCACGCACCAAGGTAAAGACACTTACCAAGAACGAAGCAGCCAAGTGGGTAGGGGGCCGTCGCCGCCTCGAGAAGCTCGTCGCCGAGAACAAGATCCGGCAGACCAAGCCCGGCAATGCACAGAACGCATCCTGGCGATGCGATGCCGAAGACGTCCTCCGCCACGCCATCATGCCAAGAACATGAATTCCATAAACTAAAACCTATAATGATATGAGAACGAACTACAACCCATGGACCATGCAGGAACTCGACACCCTGCAAAGACACTACCCGTACATGCGGGTGTCAGCCATACAGGAAATGCTGCCCGGACGGAACCTCCGCAGCATCTACGCCAAGGCAAGCGCCATAGGCCTCCGCGCATACCAGCGCACAGCCGACAATTTCGACTACATCCGTCACAACCTCGGAACCAAGACCTACGACCAGATGGCACAAGAGCTCGGCGTGTCAAAGCAGCTCATAGCCTACCGAGTACACTGTTTACGTACCACCTTCTAAAACCCCGCAACCATGGCAAAGAAACCCGCTCACCCCGAATCACAGCTCCAGATACAGTGCGTATCCTGGTTCAGATACATGTACCCGCACCTCGCACCCCTTTTCTTCGCCGTTCCCAACGGAGGGAAGCGAAACAAGGCCGAAGCAGCCATCATGAAAGCCGAAGGCATCACCGCCGGTGTGTCCGATCTCATCCTGAACATACCATCAGGGCGATACACCCAGCTCGCCATCGAAATGAAGGACTGCACAGGCACCCAGTCGTCCGCACAGAAGCGCTACCAGCGCTACGCCCAGGCCGTAGGCATCAAGTACATCATCTGCCGCGACTTCGGCACCTTCACCGTGCAGGTAAAGGACTACCTCGAATCCGTCTGCCCCCTCGTCATCGACGAGCTCCGCAAGATCCATGCCGAAGACAAGGAAGCCGAAATCCAGGAAGCCCGCCGTCTCTACCAGAAACGATGCTGTAATACAACGAAAAGAAAAACCGCATAAACGTAATACACCATGAACCGGAAACAAACATACATCGAAGCCATGGCCTACGGCATCATAGCCGCCACCGCCATCATTTTGCATAACCTATTCATTTACCTATATCCACACATCAGCCTATGACAACAGACCAAGGGGCAACCCTCATCCGCGAAAAGATCTACATATCCGGCCCCATCGCCGGTTACGACATCGAGGAACGCAAACTCGCCTTCCTCAAAGTACAGCACATGCTCGAATCCCTCGGCTACCAGCCCGTCAATCCCTTCGACAACGGCGTGCCCGACAGCGAGCACTGGCGCGTCCATATGCGGGCCGACATCCGCATGCTTCTCGACTGCGACGCCATCTACATGATGCCCGCCTGGGAACTCTCCAAAGGATGCAAGCTCGAACTCGACGTAGCTTCATCCTGCGGAATACGTGTCATCATCGACGGACGCGACCTATGAGCACCACCCGCCACGCCATCCACTGGCGCACCCGCGACATCAGCCTCATCCGGCGCGTGTGCCGATACCTCGACACCCCGTGCTTCATGAGCGTCAACCGTCTCACGCGCCTGGCACGCCCGCTCACTCCAGAGCAGCACCAGACACTGAAGCCGCTTATGGACATCCGGGCCATAAGCCTGCTCACGTTCACGGACTGAAAGGCATTGCAACCATAGATAATACGTTCATCGCAAAACGTGAAATTTTGATTTTCGTTTATAAACCCCAGGCCCGTCCCCGTCCGCGACGGATAGGGCAGGCCGCTTTTAATAACCCTGTTAACACTGAATATATGACGAAAGAACAGTTTGAACAACTCAAGATAGGCGACCACGTAACGGGAACCAAGAACGGAACCCTCGTCAAGGTCCTCGACATACAACGGGACAGACAACTTGTCAACACCGGCGGCACATGGCGCAGACGCCAGGACATCAAGATGCCAGACGCAGCAAAGGACAACCTCGCCACCCGCTTGCCGGCAATCAAGCAGTACACATTCCCTGTCCATATGCTGAAAAAGCACGGCCTCATCCAGTCCGCCATCCTCGTCACCGTCCGTCGGGCCGGTCCCGACGGCTATGTCGGCACCCTCACGTCCCTCAACCAGGCGATACAGCTGGACTTGCCGCAAGCCACTTTCCATACGGTATGGAAGAACCTGCACACTCTCGGTCTCGTCACCATGCAGAAGATAGACTCCAAGCACAATCGCTTCCAGCTGAGCGAAGAAAGCCTGAAACTATTTGAATGAACATTATTAACTCATTAAAACATACACTTATGATAGGAAAGAAAGTAATCATCCGCGCCGACCGCGCCGGAGTGTTCTTCGGAACATTGAAAGAAAAGAACGGAAGTGAAGTAACATTGACCGATTGCCGCCGCTTGTGGTATTGGCATGGCGCTGCCTCAATCAGCCAATTGGCTGTCGAAGGGACGAAACGGCCTTCGGATTGCAAATTTACCCTCACAGTGCCTATTATAACAATTTTGGGTGTCATTGAGATTATCCCATGCTCCGAGCAAGCTATTAAGTCTATTGAAAGCGTAGAGGTATGGAAGAACAGATAAAGAAGTTTCTGAGTATAGGCGATGGCTCTGGCGATGGCTCCGGCTATGGCTCCGGCGATGGCTCTGGCGATGGCTCCGGCTATGGCTATGGCGATGGCTCTGGCGATGGCGATGGCTCCGGCTATGGCTCTGGCGATGGCTCTGGCGATGGCTCCGGCTATGGCTATGGCGATGGCTCTGGCGATGGCGATGGCTCTGGCTATGGCTCTGGCGATGGCTATGGCGATGGCATAAAAATGATAGCCGGCGACACCGTTCACATGATAGATGGCATACCGACCGTCATCAAGCAGCTGCACGGAAACATAGCGAAAGGATACACCATTAATTCCGACCTCACCACGACACCCACATTCGTAGCGAAGCAAGGCAACAAGTTCGCCCACGGCTCAACCCTCCGTGATGCCAATGATTCCCTACACGAAAAGCTCTTCGACGACAGCACCGAAGAAGAACGCCTCAAAGCGTTCGAAGAACATTTCCCGGACTTCCACGCCATGTACCCGGCCAAGGAACTGTTTCATTGGCACCACATCCTCACCGGCTCATGTCGTCAGGGAAGGGAACTTTTCTGTGTCAGTCACGACATCAACATCGAGACCGACATGTTCAACATATACCAATTCATCAACCTTACCCGCAACTCCTACGGTGGCGAGACCATCCAGAAGCTGGTACCTAAACAGAAAGAATCATGAAAAAGAAACTGTTGCTCTTCATCATCCGTCTGATACGCTTCTTCAAGGCGGAAGACACCTTCATACCCAACCTTCGGGCAGTACCCGAAAAACAGGTGCGCACCGGTCGCCTTTACCGCTACTACGGACGCATTCTGGTATCACGTCCGTGGTCGGGCGCCATTGCCCGCCACTACGAATGCATGCCCGGAGGCTATTGGGTACCCTGTTCCGAGATCCGTTACCAGGAGTTGCTGGAATTCCGGGGCCAGGATTCTGTAAAGTGCGAAACGGAGAACCTGCCTTGCAGTCGTTGCGCATGCCAGACACAGGGTCTCCCGTGCCGATGCGACTTCGGCACCGGAACGTTCACCGGATACTACGAACTCGTCCACCAGGATCAGCAGTATTCCGACAATCTCACCCTCTAACGCCTCGCACCATGACAAAGAAGCGCAAGGATACGTTCGTTTTCCGCGTCGCCTGGCAGGAAGTGCTCTTGGGATATCCTCCGGAGGTCAGACTGGAAGTGTACGATGCCATTGTAGAGTATGTGGCATCGGGGACACCTCCCCAGCTGAAACCGTTGGCTAATATGGCATTCTCCTTCATCCGGCGCGACATCGACTCCGATAACCGGCGCTACGACGAAGTCGTCAGCAAGAAACGCGAAGCAGGCCGCAAAGGCATGGCTTCCAGGTGGGGGAAGAACGGAAACAAGGATAACACGTGTTATCATCAGTTATCAGATGTAACGGAAGTAACAGACGTAACACCCATAACTGATAATGATAATGTATATGATAGTGATGTTATTCTTAAAGAAGAAAAAGAAAACAAAGAAGAAAGACAGCCTGCCGTCCGGTACATTCCCGATCCTACAATCCAGGAATGTTACGAAGAGCTGGTAAGCAGCGAAATCTGGGCCGAGGACGTCATCCGCGAGAAGCGGCGGCTGGGAATCAGCCTCAACCTGCAGCAGCTGCGGCAGATGGTTGAAGTCTTCTTTGGCGAACTGAAGTGCCGGGGCACGCCTCCGCGTTCCGTGCAGGCAACGAAAGAGCACTTCTCCAACTGGTTGAACACTTATTACGAAAAGCAGAAAAAGAATGAACTCTATAAACCAAATCATACAAGCAAGCAGGATGCAACGCAATATGCCGTCGCAGTCCTTGCCCAGGGAAGCAAGTCCAGAGGAAAGAACCTGGCTGCAGAAGTGGAACGCCCCTTCTGACGTCGAGCGCCAGTTCTCGCCCACACATTGGGGATACGCATTGGCCAATCCCGACAAAGCCTATGCGGCATCGTGCCCCACCCTGGCTGCATACGACCGCCTCTACGGCGAAGGGGTTGCCGAAGACTGGATATGCACACAGATTACCGTCCTTTTTGCCGCGTCCGCCAGCCGCGAGAAAGGACTGGTGGACGGCATACGCCTGTTCTCGGCGGCATTTGCCGGCGAAGTACGCGCATACAAGATTTCAGAGCTCATGCTGTTTTTTGCCCGCTACAAAAGCGGTAAGTACGACAACTCCTACGCTTCATTCGATGCCAAACGCATCGGAAACGCCTTCTTCAAGGAGTTCTTGAAGGAGCGTGTACACGAAATCGACAAGATGGAGCGTGCAAGGACACAGCAGGAAATAGAGCAGCGCCGCTTTACACCGCCCGAAGGCTATACCTCATACTCCTGGTACAAGGAGCTGCAGAGACGGGCCTCACAGGGAGACAAGGAAGCGGCCGCCATGCTCTCTACACCGAACAACAGTATTAACCCATAAAAATTGCAAGCAATGAAAATAACACAATTCCAGAAACAGGTCAAGCCCGGCGGCATCGTGTTCAATCGGGTCAAAGACAAAGAAGGTTCCGTCCTCAAAATCAGCAAGGACCGCGACAAGGCCCTGGTGGAATACAGGAACGGAACCAAGGAATGGAACGAATACTTTATACTTGAACTACCTACACCCAATCCATAATCACCATGACAAAGAAAAGAAACATACTCATACATCCCAACCGCATCGAGGACCTCGACAAGACCCGCGCCGAGCTCCGCAAGAAAGCGATAGAACCCAAGCAGACCGGTTACAGCAGCATCTGCCGCATACGCAACACCCGTCGTAACCGTGACATCCTCTTCAAGGACGATTTCGTCGCCGACAAAATGAAAACCATGACATTCATGGTCTTCCACCCCATCGGCCAGGACAAAACCATGATGTTGCAGCCCGTCCCACCGGATTACATCAACCGTACATCCGTCTGCCATATAGAAGAGCGCTGGTTCCCGAAGCTCCGCCGCTTCCGCTTCAAGGCACTTCTCGACCGTGTACCCGAGCCCTGCGAAATCCTCCGTCAGTGCGGCATCGACCCGCTTGCACACGGATACACCTTCATGCTCGAGGAGTGGGAAATCATGGACGATGTGATGGGAAAGATACCGGCCTATAAGCTGATTCCGCTCAACGCACTATGGTAGCAACCTACGACGAACTGAAAGCACTCTCCCTGCGCACAAAAATACCCGTGAAGCAGCATCACGTCATTGTCCACCGTTCAGGGAGGGTCTATTTCCGCGTCTCTGCAGGCATGCCCACGGACCGCATCTACTACGTGCGGTCCATCACCTGGTCCCATCTGCGCATATTCCGGCTCACGTTTGCGCCGGCACCGGCAGAGGGTACGGTAAAACGCCGCCTTCTGCCTTCCCGCCAGGGAACACCCGGCCTCAACTTCTACGATGCCGGGTTTGCCGGCGAGGTCGTCCCCAAAGGAAAGGAGCACGTAAGGCTGCGCATCACCAAGCGCACAAGGCGCGGGCATGGCAACACATTCCGTATATGGCTGAGCGCTCTTCCTGTCCGCGATTTATATTCCATCTGGAAGGAGAAAAAGGAGAGCGGGTTGGACTAGGCCCAATCAGGGGCCCGTCTTCCAAAAGAAGTTCGGGAACGCAAGGCATCAGAAAGGCTGTTTGCGTCAAGAACAAACCGCTCTTGATACAATGCAGACTTGTCCGGAAGCTGGTTCAACAACAAAGTGCGTACAGAATAATCTACCATCATTCGGTGCATGCAGTTCTTTACAGTCTCCACCATGCCTATATTGAAGTTGTTCGGCATATTGAGCGAAAGTTCATACGAACCGAAGTTGCCCGACAGATAGGCAATCTCGACCTTTTCTTCGTCTGTCACAAGTTGGACAGTGCCAGTAACGTCGGGTGTGTATGTTACGACGCCGGTACCAGGCAAGGATCCTGCGGTCTCGCCGGATGTGCCTATAATTGTGACCGGACCTTCGGCTATGACTTCCAAGGTGTATGGAGTACCGGAGATCAATTCATGGGTTCCTTGCTTGTCAAGGATTGTTTCTTTCGTGCGGTCCAGGTCGTCTATGCGTTCCAAGCGGTTGTCGTCGTTGATTCTGCCAAAGGACAGGTAACGCTGACAGACTCTTTTCACTTCGCCGAATCCCTCCGTGAGAGAACGGGCCAGGATAGGCTTGTTGGTTGTACTGGTGGGGGCAAGAATGTCGGCGCTCAGTTCCAACGACGAGGGGTCTCGTTGCAAGGAATGGCCTATTATACTCAACTCGGTTCTGATATCATTCATCAGCTGCTTCTTTAGCAGCGTAATGCTTATGGTTAGGGTATGCATAGTTAGGGTACGGTGGTTTAATTAAACAGAATGGAGGGGCTTTTCGTATTTCTACCTCGTCGGGATTTCGGCGCACATAGTCGTCTTCCGGAACGACGTACGTTTTCTTCAGTAGAATGGCGGATATGGCACTCGATAAATGGGTGTCAGCGGTAGTTGCGTACGATTGGCAATAATCCTTGCCGGCAGTCGTTTCAAGCCAGGCGGCTGCGATGTAATAGGCCAGATATAGACGGATGCTGCTTTCCGCAAGATGCACAAACGCCGGGTTGTCTATCGGAGTGCCTGTTACGTGGATGATAGCCGTGTCGCCAATAAAAACCAGGTCCAGCAATGTGCTGGATGACAGCTGACGAATCAGTGACTGTTCCAATAGGTTGATTCCGTTACTGAAATACACATCAAGAACGTGATGATTGCTCTTGTTGATGGCAGTCATTGAAAACTGGTCGGTCCCAAGGGCCGCACGGGCAGTCAGGGCCGAAGCATACTCATAGACGGTCTCTTTGTTGATAACTATTTTCATATCGCATTATTTTTCTCAAAAGTACACCTTAACCCCACGTTGCCAGCCATATATTGCCAATCCGATTGGCAGAATATGTGCAGCGCAAGGATAGGATAGGTTTCCTTTGTAGAAAACATTTCTATCATGGCAAACAAAGAACAGATTTCAGATTCCCTCTTGTTCGACCGTCGTTTCTTCGATGGGGAACGTCGGGCAATGGAGTGGCTATATACAGCCTACCATGCTTACGCCAGACTTTCCACCTTCCGTCAAATGAGGGCCGAATGTAAGGACTACGCATACGGACGCCAGTACAACAAAAGCATTGTCGTCAATGGCCGGCAGATGACGAAAGAAGCATACCTGGCCGAGAAAGGCATCCCGGCATTGCAGACAAACATCCTCGGGAAGATCAAGCGCGTCGTGCAGGGGCAGTTCCGCCTCAACGACACGGCACCTGTGTGCAATGCGCCAGACCCTAACGAAAAGAAGTCGGCCGAAGGATGGTCCGTACTGCTCAAGCAGAACATGAAGCTCAACCGCCGCGACGAGCTTGACGCGAGAGTCTTCGAGGAATTCCTTATCTCGGGCCTCCCGGTGTACAAGGTCTCATGGGGATTCAAGCGGGGAAAGCTCGACGTCTGGACCGATTATGTAAACCCGAATTTCGTGTTTTTCCCCGATTCGCTCGACTTCTTCCTCGAAGACATCCGCTTTTGCGGCATGATACACTCCTTCGACTTCCAGGATGTGCTCGAGAAATTCAGCCATTCGGATGCCGACGACAAGCGCTTGCAGGAAATTTACACATATAGCCGTGACAAGGATTACCTGAGTTCCGAATTTGCGCGAGACAAGCGCACGTTCAATATAGCGGATACGGATTTCTTTTTACCTTCCGAGTACGGCAAGTGCCGCGTAATCGAGTTGTGGACACGCGAACGCCGCCGGGCATGGTATTGCGACGACCCGTTGTCGCCCGAGCCGTACTTCATGCCGTACAACCAGCGCCAGGCCATCGACGACATCAACGCACAGCGCATGGAACTGAACATCAAGCGATGGCCCGACGGCACACCCATGACCGACGAAGCAGGGAATACCATGTACTTCATCGACCCCGAAGTATATGCCGAGCAGAACTTCATCAAGCCCGAACGCCGCATAGAGGGATTCTGGTATTTCCGCTACCTCTCCCCGGATGGACATGTGCTCGAGGAAGGCGAAAGCCCGTACTGGAACGGATCGGAATCCTTCCACCCCTTCGTGTTCAAGCCTTACCCGTACATCGACGGAGAGTTTCATCCGTTCATTTCAGAAGTGAAGCCGAGCCAGGATTATTTCAATTATTACATGATTGCGCTCGACTTCTACATCAAGAACGCCGCAAAGGGGGTATTGATGATCGACGAAGAATCACTGACGGACCAGATGTCAATCGAAGACATCGCCGACCAGTACGTACGCTCCAACGGTGTCATACTCTACACCTCAAAGCATGGCGGCCGCCAGCCTGACACCAAGCAGGCGGGAAGCATCCCGGGCGGGTTCGACTACATCATACAGCTTTCACGCACGTTGATGGAAGACGTCTCCGGTGTGCAGGCAGCCTTGCAGGGAAAGCAGGCAGGACAAAGCGGTGTGCTTTACCAGAGCCAGGTTTCACAGGCCTCATCATCCATTCTCGACCTTATCCGCACTTTCAACGGATTCTTGAACGAAGTGGCGTACAAGGTAGTCAAGGTGATGAAACATTTCTACCGCGGAAAGAAAATGATATCCATCGCGGGTGAACCGGTACCGCTCGATCTCGAAACCATGCACGATGTGGAACTGGACATATCCATTTCCGAAGACATGGACAGCCCGGTATATCGCGCACTATCCAACCAGTTGCTCATCTCCATGGTGGACAAGGGTCAGTTGCCTATCCGGGTGGCGCTCGAAAGCGGAAACTTCCCCAACTCGGCGAAGATCGTCTCCGCACTCGACAAGTACGAGACACAACTCCGCGAAATGCAGGCGCAGCATCCCGCACTTCCGGCACAGCCTCAACAGCAGCCATCAATGTAAGCCTATGGACAAACCGATATTATACACAGTGTCAGAAGGCACATATTCGGCCATCCTCGTTTCGTTCCTGCAGGAAAGTGTCGGTCACATGATACCATGGCTCATAGTGGCGGCAGCCGTCATCCTGTGCGACCTGGTGACAGGAATCCGGAAAAGCTTGCTTATGGGGGAAGTGGTTAGGTTCAGCAGCGCCTGCCGCCGCACCATGGGCAAGACAGTGGAGTATTTCCTGTTCGTCGTTACAATGGTCGTTATCGACGTGGCGGCACACGGAGGCGGTACAATAGACAAATGGGCTTGCCTCGGTGTATGCTGCGTCGAAGGGGTTTCCATTGTCGGGAACATTGTCCGGCCGAAGGGATACAAGATAAACTTTGTAAAGCTGATAGCTGTCGTCTTTGGAAAGAAGTTCGACGTAGAGAAAAAAGACATAGAAGATGTAATTGAAAAGGAAAAACCATAAAACAAGTTACTATGAAAGTATTGATTGATAACGGACACGGAAGCAACACACCGGGCAAGAAGAGCCCGGACGGAAAGCTCATGGAGTATGCTTATACTCGCGAGATAGCTTCGCTTGTTTACCACAGACTCAGGCACGAAGGCATTGAAGCAGAGCTCCTGGTAAAGGAAGAAGTGGATGTACCTCTGAAAGAACGCGTACGTAGGGTAAACGAAGAATGTGCGGAGCTGGGAAGATCAAATGTGATACTGGTATCCATACATTGCAATGCAGCCGGAAACGGCGATACCTGGATGTCGGCGTCAGGATGGGAAGTCTATACAACACCCGGAAAGACCAAGGCCGACAAGCTGGCTACCTGCATATACGAGACGGCTAGCCTCTGGTTGCCCGAAACGACCAAGTTCAGGACGGATTATATCGACGGAGACCCCGATAAAGAAAACCGCTTCTATATCCTCCAGAATACCAAGTGCCCCGCAGTGATAACCGAAAACCTCTTCATGGACAACAAGGGAGACTGCAAATACTTGCTCTCGCTGGTAGGTAAGGCGACAATAGCGAAAGTACACGTGGAAGGAATCAAGAAATACCTGGGCTTATGAAGACGATAGAGGAAAAAATGGAAATGTGGTCCAGAATCACCTTGGCGGCGATGGTCGTCTTATTGCTCTTGATCCTGTTTGGATGCACTACGCAATACGTGCCGGTCGAAACGGTAAGGAGGGATAGTGTTTTCTTGGAAAGATTGCAGAAAGACAGCATTTTTGTCAAGGACTCCGTGCTCGTCCGCGAAAAGGGAGACACGGTGTTCAAGGACAAGCTGCGCTACGTTTACAAATATGTAGTCCGGAAAGACACCGTTTACATCGAAAGAAGAGACTCTGTTCAGGTTCCTTATCCGGTAGTCAAGAAGCTCACCAGATGGCAGCAGTTTAATCAGGACATGGGAGACGCCCTGATTAAAGCGATATTCATTTACTCATTGTACCTTCTTATCAGGTGGATGATCAAGAGAACAAGAAAAGAATGATATTCCCTTTGGATGTAGAAGCTTTGCCCGATCAATGATGCACGGCGGCAGCAGAAAAGAAAGCCGCACAAACAAATCTCCACCCCATACAGAAGATGCCCCGCTAGGCAGTTGCACGGCTCCAGTAGTCTAACAACTGTCTAGCGGTTTTTGTTTATGAGCGACGAAATGATTAAATATTATCACAGGGTACTGAAAATTGTCTGTCAAGTGACGGGCCAGGAAGAGATCATTCATAGCAACAAGGAAGAAGCGGTGGATGCGCGCACAATCCTTATATATATACTCTCCGGGAAAGGGATAACCGACATGGAGATAGCCCGTCTTACATCACTTACGCGCCAAGGGGTGAACAAGCTGAAGAACGGATTCAAGTACAGAAAGCGCAAATGGTCGCTTTCTTCAAACCTGCAACAAATTAGCAACGAACTGGCAACGGAATGTTTTTAGAGCAACGCTCTTATGGGGTTATTTGCAGTGCCATAAGGCAAAAACTAATATTAATCCTTTAAAACTATTCGTATGAGTGACGGAAAAACTATCATCTTCGGAGGTGGTGAATCTCAGAGCATCACATCCATGCTGCCAGCTTTGTTGCAGAATCGTGGCATCGACCCGGCTACTGTAATGAGCCTCGTGAACAACAACCGCGGTGGATTGTTGGGTAACAACGGTTTGGGCGACATCATCGCCTTGATCATTGTGGCTGCCATCTTTGGCAATGGCAACGGTAACGGTCTGTTTGGCGGTGGCAACAACAACCGTAATGCGGAAACCGACATGTTGTTGCAGACGCTCAACCGCAACGGCGTGGACATCAGCCAGCTTGCGCAAGCGGTGAACTGTTCTACCGACCAAATCTTGGCAGGTATTAACCAGGTAGCAGGTAGCATCTGCAACTTGGGCAACCAGATGGGCCAGAACACAAACCAGATCATCATGGCTATCTTGCAGGGAAACAACGCCCTCACAAGCCAGATCGCGTCTTGTTGCTGCGACCTCAAAACCATCATGACGCAAGGTTTCTCCAGCATCGGTTTCGAGACAGCCAAGCAGACTTGCGCCATCGAAAAAGCCATTGCAGCCTCAACGGAAGCGATACTTGCAGGCCAGCGTAATGCCGAAATGCGTGAAATGCAACGCGAAATCACAGAACGTGACCGACGCATCGCCGAGCAATCCACTGCCATCAACAACTACCAGCAGACACAGACCTTTGCAGCGATGTTGAGCAGCGCCGTCAATCCTTTGACAGCTGGCTTGCAGAACTTGCAAAGCGACGTCGATGGCATCAAGTGCCGCTTGCCGAAAACGGAAGTAATCACCGCGCAGCCCGATTACATCCCCATCAATCGTGGTGTAAACGTCAATTACGCGCCGTACACATGCGCCGGAGGCTTTGCCTTTCCTTTTGGTTTCAACGGTAACAACGGTTCATTCTTCTAAGAAAAGGAGGGGAATATGGGCAATACAACTAATCCCGTAGCATTGCGCAGCCTTTCGGTAACAGTCACCGCAACCGATGTCCAGTTCGTCTTCCGCAACAGGCCGAACTTCGGACTCCCGTATTTCGGTGGGCTGTATGCCGATCTGGCGCAAGCCATTCCAGAGGGGACTACGGCCACGCTCCCGATCGTCTTCACGAGCGAAGGAGGAAACCCGACCCCTGTAGTAGGAATCAACAATGAACCGGTAACGGTGGCCGACATCACTGGAACGGGCATCTATCATTTCTTTTATGATCAGAGAAACAACCGCTTGCAGCTGTTGGCTCCATACACCGCCTAGTATTAATCATCAATAGCAGATTTTTATGTTTCAAGGAGTAAGACAAGGTTCAGTCCTGTATATATTAAGGAAAGGTGAAAAGCCTGTACTGACACCGGCGCAAGTGGTGTCGGTCAGCAATCCCTATACACCGGCCAACCCGCAGAATGTCTTTGCACAGGTGTCGGTGGTGGATATTCAGGTCAGCATAAACGGGGAGAATACAACCCTAAAGGAAATGCCGGCATTGGGCGAAATCACGACAAGCCCCGACGGAACGGTCGTTTCCGACAATCCCGAAGCCATGCTGAACGAAGTGAAAAACCTGCATCGCACAAGCCAGCAGATTGTGGATAGTGCACCGCACCACGAAGCGCTTCTGCCGGTTTACGAAAGTTTCTACGACGTCCTCGACCCGAACTTGGCAAAAGAACGCGAGAAGGACAAGCGGCTGACGTTCCTGGAAAACAAGGTGTCAGGAATGGAGGGAACGCTTACCGACATACACAAGCTCCTGCTTACCAACTTGAAGCAGAGTAACGAACATAAATAGATTAAGATATGAAACCGATTATCATCATTGAAGAAAAGTCCGAAGGTTTCCTCGAAGACATCCAGAAAGGATACGAATACCTCCGAAGAGGGCTCGAATGTCTGGAAAAGTTGGATGGAGTAAAGGAACAGATGGACGAAGTACGCGAAAAGTTCATGCCTCACATGGAGCAGGAAATGAACGAACGTCGCGGAAGCATGGGGCATCGGGACGAAGAAAAGCGCCAGCGCACGCCTTACCCTCGCGGTGTAGGCTATTATCGTCCTGAAACAGGTTATCACCAACCCGATATGTACGAACGCGGATATTACTCCGGCATCCAGGAACAGGGCATGCGGCCTGTTCAGAACGGAGGCCAGAGAGGTGGCGGCGGAGCGATGCGCAGCGGTCAGAGGGGAGCGGATGCCGGACACGACGGCGGAAGCATGAACGAACGGCACCCGATGCCTTACCCGGGTCCATACCCGCACCCGTTCGACCCGTACAACTGGAACATGAATCAATGATCAGGCAGCAGATAAGCATCAGGCATAATGGGCAGGAGTGGATGATAAGGATATATTATCACGTCTCCACCTATTATGCCGAAGAAATCCTGGAGCAGCTGGCCGCCATCGGATGCGAAGGCGATTTCATGCAGGATGCACAGGTAAACCTGATTAGGGGGCAGCTCGATTCCGGACTGGCCTATTCAAATCCGAAGCACCGCAAGTCTGTAATGGTCATTTCCCGCACATCGTCGGCCATGGAGTTCGCATGTTCGCAGCAGCACGAAGTGGGGCACGTCAAGTCCAGCATCGCCGAAGCGTTCGGGTTCCCGCAAAAAGGAGAGGACATCCAGTACATAGGGGATGCCATATATAAGGAAATGTGGCCGGTAGCAAAGACTTTTTTGTGCGATTGTTGCAGGAAAAAGTAAAAGGGGTTCGTCTCACGACGAGCCCCTTCCGTTGGATTTGTAAAACTAATACCTTAATGAAAATGAGTTATAATAATGTTTTTGTGCACTGCAAAGATAGATAGACCTTACAGACCTGATTGAAAGGAACGGCTATTTATTAGTGGAAAGTTTGACTTTCAGGTAGTATTGCTGCCATTCCTTCATCTTTTCGGCTTCTTCCGCTCCAGTACAAGCCTTGGCTCCCCACTTGGAACCGGTGTAGTAGAAACAGAGCCCCTTCAAGTGTTCACGCTTGATGGGAGTCTTGAACCGTCCTCTCAAGCGGAGGTATTTGTAACTGTCGCCGCGGTTCTTGTACAGGTCATAGGTAATGCTGATCAGCTTGTCTTGCGAAATGTCGTACACCACGAAATAACGGTGCCCGTCTCTCTTGCGCAACTCTTCTGCCTCTTCCTTCGCTTTGACCCACATTTTGGAAGATTCCAGCATGATTCGGCTTTTTCTCGGGTTCATCAGGGCGTTCTTTACACCCTTCAAGATGGTTGATAGGATAGTCTTCATATTATTGTTGATTAGTTGTTGATAATTCGTTCCAGTCCGGCGCCCTTGCTTCTTAGGCTCTGCAGCTGTTTCAGTCGCTCTTCGGCAGTCGGGGCAACCTTTACCGGGTACCGTTCCCATTCAAAGCGGCTCACGTACAGGCCGATGGCCCGGCTCATCACACGGTCGTCATGCTTGCCTGCCTGGGCTCCATATTTCCCGTTGGGGAATTTCATGTACACGCAACACTCGTTCAGGCATTCACGTTCACGTTCTATATACAGCACGTCACGGATACATTGCCCCATGTATTTGATGATGCTTACCTTCGTCGAAGTGTTGGTGTTGAATCCCCACTTCGTCTCCGGCGCGTTCTGGCCGCGGCTCAGTTCGCTCTTGTTGTGGCAATACAGGTTGTCGTACAGCGGCAGAAGGATAGGGAAAAACAGCTCGCTCACGTTGTCTGTGTCCACATTGTTCAGCTTGCTGTACGCCGTATTGTTCTCGACAATCAGCAGCGCGTTGTTGTAGTAGGCCGAGATTTGCGCGCACTTGATGGCAAGCAAGTCCGGATCCGTATGTCCGTACCATTCGGCAACCACACGCGGACCGGCATCTTCATTCAGAACGCCGTCCTCTGCCATCATGTCCGCACGGTCCAGTACGGTTATCACGCTGTAGTCGCTCGTTTTGTACTTCCCGCCGATGTCCACGCTCACGAAATACTGGTTCTTCAACCGGCTCTTCGTTTCGGGATATTCCCATATTTTCAGGGGTCCTGCCACATCCGCCCCCAGGTGTAGTCCTTCCATGGCCAGCTCTCCCTTGGGCGCTTTGCCGTAAATGTCTCCCTGGAACAAGGCTTTCTTGCAGAACTTCCGCATCTGCTCTATCTTGTACAGGTCAAACTCATTCTGTCCGCTGAACTTGAAGGCCTCAACCGGATTGCTCGGATATTCTTGTTGCATGTCCTGGATGTCCGGATATTCCTTCATTTTCAGGTAATACCAGTATATCCCCTGCAAGGTGGCGCCGATAGTCCATAGCCAGAAGAAGTAATCCCAATGGTTCCGCTTGTCGTCTCGGCGGCTGATAAGCAGACAAGCCCACTCCACAATGTTCAACGGCTTCTCCGTGTATTGCTCAATTTCCCACCAGGCTACGAATAGCGGCTCGAAGGCAGACAGAGGGTTGCCGTAATCATCCGTACTGTTGGCACGGTCCCATTCGTCCTTGTAGAAGTTCGGACCATTGGCTGTGCTTTCATACACGATCATGGTGTAAGGCTTGTACAGAATTCCCGAACAGCTGGACTTTACCTGCTTTTGCGGGTCCATCTTCTCGGTCTGTGGCCAAAAAGCCACTTCCGTACAGTGTGCCATGGCGCTGTCACCACCACGGGCGCCTTCCGGGTTCATGGCGGTAGCCAGCTTGATCTTGCAGTTTCGCGGGGGAATCATGCTGATATTCGTCGTACCGCCGCCTTTTATCTTGGGTTGTCCGTCGTCGTATTCTTTACCTTCTTCGTGGAAGAGGAAGTCCGGCAACTGCGTAATCAGCTTCACGTACATGTCCTTCACTTCGGCTGCCGAGTCTCCCTGGTGTCCTACAATGATGCTGTTCCACGACTTCACCCACATGATCTGAATCCAGGCCATGTAGATTTGGGTACAGGTCGAGCCACCCCATTGTCGGGCCTTCAGCAGGATGATGCGGATAGGCTTCCCGGAAAGGCGCTGGGCTTCAAAACGGTTGGTAAGCTTTATCTGGGGCGGCCTCAGCTTGAAAGGGATGTCTTCTCCGCCTTCCTTGTTCTTGATGCGTGCATAGGCATAGCAGAAGAAGTAGAAGTCATACTTTGCCCAGGTACGGAGAAACGAGGAAACAATGGCATCCCGAGTTTCAGCATCATATCCACCATACAGATAATAGCAAAGTTCTTCAATGCTGCCAAGCTTGTCAAGCCAATAGATCATGCCCACACTGAACATGTCTATGGGAAGCCACAGCCGGGCCTCTTCACCCATATACAGGTCGTCTATGACGATAAGCCTTCGTTTGCCGGGAGCGCCTTCACCAGTCAGCGGGTCATAGTCGCAGAACAGCTCCCCGGTTCGGGCTTCGTTCTGCTCTACCATCCGCTGGGCTTGCGTTACGACCGATGCGCCGAACAGCCCCAACAGTCTTTTTTGTTCTTCGTAATCTGTCAGTACATCGTTCTTTCCCATTTCATTTCTACCTTTCTGATCATCCATCCCGCAAAAAGCATGCCGGCATGATGCCAGGCGGCTATCCATGGAACGAAGAAACCGGCTGCCACGATTGCCAGAATCCGGAGCTTGGCGGATTTCGTCATGGCGGCAAGGCAAAGCCCCATATAGTAGTACAGAACGACACTCCATCCAAGCACCGGTATATGCGTCTCCGGCAGAAGGGCTGCCACAAGGACCGCGGTAACGGTGCGTGCAGGGGTGACGATTCTCCGCATCAGTAGCCAGGCGATGCCGTTCAGTGCATAATGAATCCAGCCGGCATGCCCGAACATATAGGTGAAATGCGTCCACCAGGGAGATCCCGCACAGACCGCCAGGTCCTTCCCGTACAGAATCAGCGGGGCAAGAAGAAGGTATCCATACATCTGTTTCATCCCAACAATCCTCCTTCTCTTAGTATGCGTTGTATCCGGTTCGGGCTGATACCGATACAATGGGCGGGATGTTCCACGGCTTCGCGCACGATATGCCTCACACACATGGAGCCCTTTTCTTGCTTGATGCGTTCACAGGCATCTATAAGGCTTGTGTAGAGCCGGTAGGTGTATTCTGAACAGCTGTCCACCTTCCCGGTACGCAAATACCGGCAGTAAACTTCACCGGCACGCTCTTCGCTGATATAGTGGCGTTCCATCTGCATCCCTGCAATCCGTTTGCATATCTCGCCCACGGTACTGCATGTACCCGATCGCTTGATTTCCCGGAACAGCTTCTTCACGATTTTGTTCCTGTAAACGTTTACCTCGCTTATGTTTCCTTTGTGCCTCATATTGCGGAATGGCTAGTTTGTTTTTGTCCTTTCAAAATTCGTGAATACGATTGGCAGAATATGAACGACACGCCCAAAAACATGTGCAATTTTGTACTATAACCTATATTACTGAGAAATGAAACCCGAAGAAAAGAAAGAAACTGTACAGCAGGAGCCGAAAGCACCTGCAAGAAGAAGCTGGAGGGAGGTAGTATCGGCACGAAATGCCGAGCTCGATCTCGACGATGACGATGCAGTCGGCGGGTACCTGGACGAATCCTTCCAGGCTTTCGATGCAGCCGAAGAAGAGCGCCGGAAATTCAACGACGTCATTACTTCCGATCCGAGAGCGGCTGGAATCCTTACTGGCCTGGCGTCGGGTATGGACGACAACGGAGAGTCATTCTCCCTCGTCGGATACATGTTCGACAATTACGAGGACGAACTCCGGGCTTACTATGAAGGCGAAATGACCAAGGAGGAAGCACTGGCAAAGGTACGCGAAAAGGAAGCGCAGAAGGTCAAGGAAGCAGCCGACGCCGAAGCACGCAAGAAGACTGCCGGGGAAAACCTGGAGAAAACGGACGCGGCGCTTACGCAGGCCGTCCAGCAGTCAAATGTGGACGAAGCGAATGTGTCGGAAATGCTCGACTGGCTCTACGGACCGGGAGAGGACGCCGAAGGAATCCTTCACCGCATTGTACGTCACGAGCTCGATGTCGAAGACTGGAAGCGGTTTATCCATGCCTTCAATATGGAAGCCGATGCCGAAGCGGCACGGAACGAAGGACGTTCAGCCATGCGGAAGGAACGCAACCAGCCACACCGAAACGCAGCTGCAGCCCCTACATATACAGGCGGTGGCGGTGGCGGAGATACTACCCCAAAGGGCTCAGGAAACCCTACGGCGGACCACTATTCCGGCATGAAGCGCCGATTTTGAATGAAAACTCTTTTACCAACTAATTAATCATTAACAAAAATCACAGTATGAAAAAGTTTACATCAGCATTTCAGTTTTTTGTATCTGTACTTATGATGTTTCTCGTAGGTGCAGCGAGTGGCGGTTTTGCTTGTGCGGCCGACGTGCCGAACGGTACTACCGTAAACGAATTGGGTGGCGGTAAGGGTGCCGTTGTCGAAGGCGGTTCTTCCGTTACTACAAACGAACAGGTGATGGATACCGAATGGTACCAGAAACAGATCGACCGTACCATTGTAGAAATGAAGTTTACAGGCACACCGATCGACCAGATCTTGCGTACCGCTTCGTTCAACAAGTCCAGCTCCATTGTAGTCAAGTATTACAGCGTCGGCCAGCGTCCGTTGAAGGCGGTGGTAAAGACGGCTGTTGCTGCAATGACAAGCGAAACCCCGAAGGCCGTCGAATTGGAAGACAATACCATCATTGGAGCAATGGATACATTGTTGGTATTGAAGAGTGACGGTTCCTTCATGCCGGGCTATGTCAATGACCAGGAAGATACAGAACATCCGCTCATGCTTCGTGTGCATGCCATCAACAGCGAGACAAACCTTCCGTTGGTGTATGCAGTGAACGGCAAGAAATCTACCAACGGTAATCCATACCTTATCCCGGATTTGCCGAAGGGTACAGTTCTCTTGCGTATGGGTCGTGCAGCTGCCGAAAAGGACGTTTCTACCGGTTCGTACTACCAGCTCCCTTCTCCAACCGAACAATACTGCCAGCGATATATCATGCAGGTAGAACAGACCATCTACGACCGTTTCTCAAAGAAGGAAGTGGACTGGAGCTTTACTCGTATGGAACGTATGGCCATGGAAGACATGCGTATCGGTATGGAAGCGTCAGGTCTCTTCGGTGTCAAGTCTAAACACCAGTTCAACGCACAGGGTAACATCTACACTTGCGAAGGTATCTGGTACCGTGCCGGAAAGGACCTTGAACTCGGACACTGGGAAAAGGTACTCGATGCAGCAGGAAACACTGTGGTGGACGAAGAAGGCAACTATGTACAGAAGTACGTCATCACAGAAGACGAATTGGTCGATTTGGTTGGCCGAATCATCGACGGTGCAGGGAACGGTTCGCGTACCAAGTTGGTGTTTGTGGACAACACCATCTATTCAGCGCTCTGCAAGATCAAGACAAATAACCGAATCAAGATCTTCGAGAGTGAAAAGAACTACAACAACTGGAAACTCGACTTCCAGTCATTCGAAAGCATGGGTACCAAGTTGTTGTTCTATCGCCACGATTTGTTCAATGCTTGGGGTTTCAACGGCCGCGGCTTCTCCCTCGACCCTGAATACCTCGACAAGTGGGTGTTCCAGAACTGGGCTCGCAACGAATACGATTTGAAGGAACTCTTCATCTCCAATGCAAATGCGGTCACTATGGAAGAAATGTCTTGCTGGACACTTGGTTTCCCGGATGCCCACGCACGTATCGCAATGCCTGAGTATGTAGCAGAAAAGGCAGCTTAAAAAGGACAAGTCTTTTTGTATTCCTAGTATAAATCGGAGCGGGCCCGGGGAAACCCGTTTGGCCCGCTCTTTTCAAATTTAGCATTATGAATAAGCAATTCAAGTTTACATCACGCTCTTCGCTCTCGTTCTCGGTGAACGCTCACGGACGCCAGGCATACGTCAATTTCTCGCCGGCATACCGCGGGCTGTCTTATTTCATCACGAAGGACGAAGTGCTGGCTGCAAGAATCCGGGCACACCGATGGTTCCGCGAAGGTCGGATCACCGAAGCCGTCGAAGAGCTGCTTCCGCCAAAGAAGGAACAAGCGTACATCCAGGCACCAATGCCCGAGAAGAAGAAATACAGCATCCTGGGAAAGACAATGGCAGCACCCAGGCAAAAGCAGGAGCCGGCCACAGAAGCCTCAACCGCATCATCGGTGACTCCAGAATCTCCAGAACGTCCGGAGTCTGCAGCCGAAGAACCGGCCCCATCCATCATCTCCGAAGATGTAGCGTCCTTCATGGAGGCCAAAGAGTTCTTCATCACCAATTACGGAGTGCAAAGATCCGATGTTTCGACAAAAGAAGCGGTAGCAGCCTTGTGCAGGCAGTTCAACGTAGTATTCCCCAATTATCCATTATAACAGTTCTGACAGATGAAGAAATACACAATAGACGAAATAATCTCCTTAGCTCGCGCCAAGTTGGACGAAATAGGCTTGAACGATTCCGAAATGGCGGAAACGGATACAGACAATGCCAACGTGAATACAATTATCAAGTCATGTATAGCCGATGCATACAGAACGGTAGCCATGTTGGCGGACGTGGCGCTGATCGAAGCGAAAGACGGAAGCGGAGCTACTTTGAGCATTGATTCAAACCTGGTAGGGAAGATAAGCCTCCCGAGTGACTTTCTTCGTCTGGTAAGTGTCCGGTTGTCTTCTTGGGTATCCTCCCGTGACACGGCAGTACCCGAAGACAGCGACTTATATCGCATGCAGTCGAATAAATGGGTATGCGGAAGTCCCGACATGCCGGTGGCAGCCTTGGTGAATGGACCCGACGGACGAGCACTCGAACTGTACAAGGCAGCCTCAACGGGCGACACGTTGCGCAGCTTCACTTATGTGGCATCCATAGATAAAAACGCTTCCGAAGTGAACATTTCAGACCAGCTGGCGGATGCCTTCATCTATTTTGTCGCAGGCCTTACGGCCGTATCGCTGCAAGAACCGGTGGCGGATAATTTGTTGAAAATTGCAAGAGGTTTAATAGGAGTAGAGTAACTATGAAGGAAAGCGTCGTTTTGTCGTATGGACGAGGGATAACACATCTGCCGTCCGAAGCACTTAGCCCGGACGGGTCTTTGGCCGAGTGCGTAAACTTGGAAGTAAAGAACGAAGAACTGGTTCCGATGGAAATGCCTACACCGCTACCCGTGAAGCTTGATTCGGACGAACTGCTCTTGATGGTACATAAAACTAAGTCCGGAATCAAGAATTACGTTACAAGAAAAAGCGGTCGGATGTATTTCAGAAAGTCGGAAGATGGAACCTTGTTCGGGTTGTCTGTAGAGACGGGAGACATTGTTTCCATCCAGTACCTGGGAAATACCATAATTGCATACGACAGCAACAGCCCTCACTATATCCTATATAAGGACGGGGAGTACAAATACTTGGGTACAAAGATACCCGAGGTAGGACTGTCATTCAATCTTGTCGGCGAAATGGTGATGACGGCAGAAGAAGACATTGTGGAAGTCAATGTGCCGTCAAAGAGCAACAGGCTTGATCCTGACTTGGACGACGAGGACAACCAGACATCCTTGACCAATCAAGTCATACCGATTGTGAACAAATTCATTGCCGAAGAGTCTGAAGAACAAGGAAAGTTCATATTCCCGTTTCTCGTCAGGTATGCATACCAGCTATACGACGGGACATACATCATGCAGTCTTCGCCAGTGTTGATGCTTCCAAGTACAACAATGGCTCCAATATGCGGATACCGCGCATATCAAGACCATAGGCCACCGTTCAAAACCTTCGTGGCCGGCATCACCTCGTATCTGAACTATTATGTGGACGGCAACGGAAAAGGAATAGAAGACTGGTCGGATATTGTGAGCAACATATCTGTTTTTGTCACAACACCTATCCGGACGTACGATCAGGACGGAATCATCAAAAGTTTTTCATATACTACAAAAGATTCCCCCTCCGCAAACTCCAGGTTCTACGGGAATCTGGAAGGGTTGGGCTACAAGAAGCACTCCATCTGCGACAATTTCAACCTGGCGGAATCGTTCTATTCGTCTTACGTCTTTTGGGATTTGCCGCAAAGGGATATGGCGGATGTGTATGCAGACATAACATCTGCAGCCATTTTCTACAAATATACGTCGCTTGGCTTGGAGGAAGTGACATCATGGAGCGGAAGGACTCTGTTCCCTAAAGAAGTCGGAGTAAATCCTGTTGCAGGCATCGAAATACAAGAAAGCCTGCCGGACGATTATATGACACACGACATCATCCTGCCGAAAAGCTCATTCGTGTATAACGGGCGCCTGAATATCTCGAACATAGAAAGACACTTGTTTGAAGGATATTCGGCGATGGCTTTGTCGCAACCAGGATATGACGGGGAAACAAAAGGACAATACATAGTCTATACCTACATAAAGACGTCTGACGGCACCGCTATTGTGAAGGCACCATACGGAAACTACACGTTTCACATGTACGGCCATTACCTTTTCTACCCCGATACGGATGCATATAGAATGGTCATTCACGACACCATGAATGGAAGGTATGCGGATGTGCTGCTATCTCCACATTCAGGACTGAATGGAGCGGTATATTTCAATGGATTCAATGATTTACCCTTCAATGCCGGCACGCCGGAAGTGGCGGCGACCGATACAGCAAAGGACTATATGCCCAACAAGTTGTTTACGTCCGAAGTAAACAATCCGTTCCGTTTTCCACTGGAAGGCATCTACACGATTGGAACGGAAGAAATTATCGGAATGTCAGCTGTAACAAGGCCCATTTCGCAAGGACAGTTCGGTGAATACCCGTTGATGGCTTTCTGCACGGACGGAAACTATGCTTTGAGAGTGGACTCCGAAGGATACTATGCAGCCATATCACCTATTCAGGAAGATGTGGTGTTAGGTCCCGACAAAATTACACCCTTGGAAAACTCCGTAGTCATCATTACCAAGAAGGGCATCATGCTTACATCCGGTAACGAAATGACATTGCTCACTGAAAGGATGAACGGGAAAGCCTTTGACAATGGGACATTGCCCGATGTCAAGATAGGCGAATATACTGCACTTGTCGAAAAAGCCTTGGACGTGTCCGGATTCAAACCTTTTGTGGAAGGAGCAAGAATGGCCTTTGATTATGCGTCCAACCGGTTATTGATATACAACGTGGACAAGCCCTATTCGTATCTGTACAATTTCGACAACGACACAATGACGAAGTTTGTGCCGGACTCGAAAATAGTTACGGCAGTGATTGATTATCCCGATTACATCGTACAGAACGCGACAGGCCAGCTCTATTCCTTATACAACAAGGAGGATGTCAATACGCTTGCTACAAGGATGCGAGGTTTGGCAATTACCAAATCTTTAAAGCTGGGTCACGCATTGTCGCTGAAATCCATCGTGCAAGTCAAGAACATGGGAACACGGACTAGCAACGATTCGTTTGTTAAGTATATGCTATTCGGTTCCAACGACGACATTACTTATGTTCGGGTAGGCTCCTTGAAGGGCAAGCCCTACAAGTATTATCGTCTGGCATTGTACACATACCTTTTGCCGAAGGAATCCTTTTCGGGTACAGCCGTTGTATTAGAAGAACGTAGAAACCATAAGCTAAGATAAGATGAGAGATAAATCCAAGAAACTGACGGTGGTAAACACCGACAAGAGAAAACCCGCTCCATCCGGAGAGTCCACAACACAAGTTGTTGGAGGCGGTTCTTTCGGAGGCATTTCCATAGGTGGAGGGTTGGATTACCTTCTCAAAGCTATATGGGACAAGGTATGGGAAATCAAGACTGACTCCCAAGGCAATGAGTACATCTTCGGCAAACTGCCGTTAGTCACTCAGTACGGCATTACGATGTATGCCGATGGCGGTGAATTGGATTTGCCAAGCATCTATGCAGGTTTGCCGATAGATGGCAACACGTTGATACGTGACGATAACGGGGTGTTGATGATTAATCCCGATATTGATTTAGGGGGTGGCTTGACCGAGGTATATTGGAATGACATTAAGTTAAAACCTACATTTGCTACTGTCGCCACAAGTGGCAAGTATGCTGATTTGAGCGGTCTTCCCGATTTAAGCGTATATGCCACAACCGAATATCTTATCGCCGAGTTAAAAAAATATGTCACGCTAAACACCGAACAGACCATCGCCGCTCACAAGAACTTCCTCAACGGATTATCTGTTGGCGGTTTGGGTATTACCAAGTCACAAGATGATGTGATATACTTGGATGCCAACCTTGTTGTTAGAGGAGGTATTACAATGTATGCGGAAGGTGAAGTTGACATACCAAGTATCCTTGATTCATTGCCGATAGCATCTACTACGGCCAAAGGCATAGCTTCATTTGATTCTTCCTATTTCAGTGTTGATTCTAATGGCAAGGTTACTTTGCTCGCTGAGAATGTAGGGCTGAATGAAACCGAGTTGTTTGAATATCTGTCACGCAACAATTACGCCAAGAAGAGCGATATTCCTTCTTTAAGCGGTTATGCCACGGAAACGTATGTGGAAGATAGGCTTGATGACCTTATTAATGGCGCACCTGCCGCTTACGACACATTGAAGGAGATTGCCGATGTACTTGCAGGGAATGTGGATTCAATAGGCGACATCATTACTACGCTTGGTACTAAGGCTGACAAGGCTATCAAGATTAGTGCAGGCACAGGATTGAGTGGCGGTGGTACATTGGAGGCCGATAGAACTCTTTCACTCGCTACAAGTGGTGTTACAGCCGGTACTTACAGAAGTGTGACTGTTGACAAGTACGGCCGTGTGACAAATGGTACTAACCCTACTACACTTGCTGACTATGGAATTACGGATGCCTATACAAAGGACGCTGTTGATACCTTGCTTGGAAACTATGTTACTCTTAAAACTACACAGACAATCACTGGTGAAAAGAACTTCACGGGTGGATTGAAGGTAAATGGTAGTCCTATTGTTTATGATGCTACCAACAAGTATTGGAAACTAGAAGGTGACTTGCTTGTGACGGGTGGAGTGACTATGTTTGCATCGGATAGTGCTTTCACTCCTTCTACCATTATGGCCGCCATCGCTACTGACGGAACTAATCTGAAGGTGGTTAATGGTGTGCTTACATTCGTTGGTTCTATTGATGGCGGTGAAGCGGGTTCTGTGGCTTGGGAGAATGTAATGGGTAAGCCTTCGTGGATTGGCCCTACTAAGCCTAGCTATTCTTATAAAGAGATTAGTGGTACTCCTACTTTGCTTTCTTCGTTTATCAACGACCAAGGGTTCGCTTCTACACTTGGAGAACTTACGAATGTGGGTTCTTGGGCGGATTCAGCACCTACGCAAGGGAGATTGTTGTATCAAGCGGCAGGAAGTTCTGTATGGAGTTATAAAAATGTTAGCGAGTTTGTATCAGAAAGTGGTTCGTATCTGCCTTTAACAGGCGGCACTTTATCAGGCTCTGTATTTTCGCCGGCATTTTGTCTTACATCAAGAGGAAGTGGCACGTACAATGTTTCAAGCATACAATATGATTCTGAGTATGGGCTTTATTTTGAAGCAGCCAAGGAATCAGATTCTTACGCGGCAGTCAATACTTCTATGTACTTTGGCTGGAGAGGCGGTAAAAAAGCGATGGTAATTAGGGGAAACGGTAATATTGGAATTGGGTTCATTGACCCTTTGCACAAGTTGGAAGTAAACGGTGATGCCTACTTCAATGGTTGTATTTCCTTGCATAATGGTCGTTTGATTGATTCCTTATCGACAAGCGGAACGCTATATAATATATTGGAATTTAATGAATTAAACACCGTTGTATTAGGATGGAGTACTTCATTTGCTTCTTGCCCTACTTTTTTATGCGGACATTACATAGATTTTTATACTGGCGGAATCGTTGATGTTAAGATGCGCCTTTCACGTGATGGAAATTTAGGGATAGGGTTTCTTGCTCCGTCTCATAAATTAGAAGTTAATGGTGATGCTTATTTCAGCGGATTCGCACAGACTGGGGGGTATGTCAGAACAGGTTCAGGCGTAGCCTTTTATAATATAGGAACTGGTACTTATAATATTGCCACATTAACAGTGGATAATAACTACGGTATGTTCTTTGACGCAGCACGTGCTTCTGATAATGGTTCTGCTCTTAAGTTGCCTTTTGGATGGTTTTGGAGAGGAGATAACAGTCCGTCCATGACGTTGAGTAGTGGAGGTAATTTGCTTGTTTCTGGCGGCATAACCATGTACTCCGACATTAGAAAGAAAACAAAACTGCAAGACGTTGAGTTATCATTGAAGCAGATAGCTGATGCACCTTTGATTGAGCATTACTACAACAGCGATTCCAACAAGACTACCCACGTGGGTTCTATCGCTCAGTATTGGGCAGGAATAAACGATTGGTTCTGCAAGTTGGATTCAGAGGGTTTCTACACAATGGAAATCCAAAATGCCGCTTTGGCATCGGCTATCTCGATTGCAAGGGAACTTGTGAAGTATGAAAGTAAGACTGACAAGGAAATCCGCTTGTTGAAGAACGAAGTGAAGAGATTAAAGAAAGAAATTAAAATACTTAAATCGGCATAAGGAATGAAAAATTTTATTTTATGGTTGGCTAAGATATTCAAGGTGAATGTCATTGATGGAAGTTTTATTGAAAAGAGAGGGAATGATGTATTCATTAAAGGAGACCTCAAAGTAAGTGGAAGCGTTACTATGTATTCGTTTAATGTTGAAGAAATCGAAAATAACTAAGATATGGCAGTATTAAATCCAATAGGTACAGGACCCGTTCATCTTGTGGATGTGCGAGACACTATCAACGCTTATGGGGGGAGTGCAAATAACGCCCTGCAATCCTTCTTTCAGCAAAACGATGTGAACAAATGGGCAAAGTTTAAGGACGTAAAGCTGTATGCGGATTTCTCTGATGATTGGTTCAGAGGGTATAACGGATTGTGCGGATTTACATCGGGTAGCGTGGTTTTTTCTTCCGAGGAAGCCCTTGTGACGGCTTACAAGAACAAAGCTACCTTTGTTTTCGACCCACCACAGGGAGGTACAGCTACACCTATGCGGCTTGGTGATTTTCGCAAATACCTTTATACAGCCAAAGCACCGATATGGGATTTTTACGTGCACGGCGCTTTCACAAGTAGTAATTCAGCAAGCTCGATAAGTTGTGAACTTTACGACAATAGCAGTGACATTGACCCTACCTATAACTTGGTGCTTGGTGATATGCGGTATAATGGTGCATCTGTATCGAGTTGGTATTTTGGTGTGGTGATTGTGGCAAACGGAAAGTATTTCAAGAAGTCGCATACGGGGAGCATCGGTTCGGGTGAGAGTATAACGAATGATACATTTTCGGTGACTTACCAAGAGGTCGCCAATACGTGTGGAAGTTTCTCTTCGTATGCAATCTATCCATGTCTGTATCAACGAGTGCCACAAAGTAATACATCATACGGAAATGTAATGGCTATCCCTGCACAAGCCGCAGGCGGTACGATTGCACCGGGTGGTGTTTCGGGTAGTGTTCAACAGACCGTTCCTTCTGTGGGTTGGGTGGGCAATACCTATGCGTACAAAAGTACGTTTATGTCATTCCGTGGTGTTCTTGGCTATCCCAAATCCTTGGAAGGTACGAAGGTTTCTATCACCATCAATGCAATCAAGAGTGGCTCTATCACACGAACTTATGGAAACGAGAACTTCACCTTGTCAAAAACTTCGCAAAATGGGGGCACTTATTATATGGACTTCGTGCATGATACCAAATGGCCGACTGACGATGATTCCTATGAAATGATAGTATTCAGTAATATCTCTATGAAATCCATACCTATTATTATGGATGGTGTTGCACCTTTATTGTTATGAGTATGGAACGGATAAAGTCGCTAAGTGAGGAAAGAATCATCGTAGAAGCCAAAATCAATGGGGAGGCAGCTTGCTTCCTTGTTGATACGGGTGCGAGTGTTGGTATGATAGATTACGGCCAACGCAAAGACTATGGATTGGAAGTTGGACGAAAGTATGGCGGAACAATCATTGGTGCAGGTGGACGAATGAAGAATGTGCGCCATTGTGATACTTTCGTTGAGTTGAAAGGTAAAACAATACCTCAGTTTCTCTTTGCGGATATTTCGTCTGTTGTGGAGAGCATCGAAAAGGAAACGGGGGTGAAGATATTAGGTATCATTGCCTTGCCACAAATGAAGTGGGCAGGGCTTGGGGTTGATGCTAATAGTAATGAAATTATTGTTGAATGATAAATTTTTTGAATTATGGAAAATTACAGCGTTAAGCAGATTGAAAACGTGTCGTTAAGAATGGACAACTCGAAAGAAGACAGAGTGTATGACATTGAAGCGAGAGTGAACTTCCAACAATCGGGAAACAGCTTCGATGGTGGTATCGTAAAAAAAGATGGGGTTCATGTAGCTTCGTTCAGTAATCACGCACGCTCTCAGAACGTGAATTGGATTGGTGAATATACTCTCGAAGAAAAGCACGAAGCGCAGGCGGCTATTGATGGATTCATCAAGGGATTGGATGGTGTAGTTCCTAACGTAACGATTTGAAGCGTATGAAAGCAAGTATCAAGAACATTGTGAGTGCCTATACCATCTTAGGAAAGGCGAAGGTGACGAAATTGGAAGAAAGCGAAGTCATCAAGGTATTGGATGCACGAATGGCGATGCGCCCGATACACGAAGAATTTGAAGCTTTTGCAAAGGATGTTGACGAGAAGTTCCGCTACGAAGGGATTGAAGACGATGACAAGGTGAGAACCGAGTTTGTGAAGAAGTGGAACGCAGACCATTCTTACCAACCGACCGAGGCGGAAGTGGAAGCCATCAACCGAATCAATGCTTTCTTTAATAGCGTAACATCGGCTAAAAAAGAAAAAGAGATGCGTGAGGTAGAAATCACCATCGAGCCGTTGAAGAAGGAATCGTTTGCAAAGCTGCTTATCGAAAACGGATTCGAGCCGAGCGAGCTTGACGGACTGAAGGCTTTGATGTAATAAAATCCCTCCTATCTTCACAGACGGGAGGGGGTAGCGTAATTTTAAATATTATAAGAAAATTTATTTCGGTGCAAAGATATAAAGAAAGCGGGACCAAACAAAGGTTCCGCTTCTTTTTTTCACCCGTAACTTTCACAAGCAAGGCTACCAAAAAAAACTAAGACTTAGGCTTTTAAATCTAATGATAATCAATTACAAGACAATCCAAAAACACTTATTCTCCTGAATTCAATCGTTTACCTCGTCATCCGGCAGAAGGAAGATCCTTTCTCCCTCACTGCTCGGCATACCCATGGGCGATATATATTCAAATTCATTCATATCGGTAAGTTTACCTATAAAAACACCCGTTTCGCGTGAAAAGTTCACGTCAATTCGGTGATTTTACCGAAATTTCCTTCATTAACACTTCCAATTTCTCCAGTTCTCCCTTAAAATCATCTAAAGTCTTTTCTCTGGTATCCTTCATCTCGTCAAGCAACATCTGGACTTCCGCCTCAAATCTCACCATGACCATCCTTTCCTCAGTCTGCAATGCGGAAATGCTTTGCAGTTGGGTCATTATTCCTTCAAGGTAATTCAGCTTTGCCATTGATACCTGTTTAAGATGTTCCATTTCCTTTTCCGCTTTGTCAAAAGAATGAATTACACCGAATAACAGAAAGCTAAGACTAAAAAACTCAAACATCAAAATTCTTTCAATACTCAAAAGTTCAAAGCCGTTAAGAACCAACACAAGGACAAGCATCGCCACACCGATTGCATAAAATAAATTGACACTCTTCATAATATTAAGTTTTAATTTACTTATTTAACACAGAAACCAAAGAATTGTTCACGAACAAAACCACAATTCCACACGTTACACCATCATATCACTAATAATATAAAGTATATGAAAGAAAACGAAAACCAGGAAAAGCCAGGATTGAAAGCAAATGCAGCCATGAAGGAAATAATGGAAGAACAGAAAGCCGTATTGCTTGCCAAAATCTCCGAATACGTCGAAGATAAAACCAAGATAGGCGAAATACAGGGAATCATCAACGCCGCACTGGATTCAGCCTACAGTCTCGGCGAAATGTCCGAAACAGCAGCAACCAAAGGAGATGAAATCATCGCCAGCATGGGCAATATGTTCAACAACTATCTCAACCCCCACAATGCAAAGTACAAGCAGATGTACGACAACCAAAGATTGGCCACCGCAGCACTTCTGCAAACCGTACAGATTTTACAGCTGCAACTAGGTGTAAGAGAAGAAATCTCCAATCCTACTTTGGACATTCTTTCTCTAATCGGAAATGCCGCATCGTTTGCAAAAGAAAATCCGGACGAAAAAACCGTCATCGAAAAATCCAACAATTCATAAACAAGAAAGGGCAGCCTCAACGGTTGCCCTTCTTCGTCTAACTACTTCAACTCCATTTCATCCATCCGGCTAAAGTATTCCTTTCTCAACCGTCGGATTTCCTTCATGCCCTGCTCAGTCTCTATACGTCCGTCCAGCATCGCCTTCTTCACGCGGTTGATGGCCGTACGGCTCTTTGTCGTGAGCACATATCCTTCTATGAATTTCCGCTTTTCGTCCAGCATCCGTCTGCCTGCTTCCGGCTGTGTAGTCATCAGCTCCGTATAATCCTGGTAATACTTCTTCAACCCCGCGGCGTTCTTCTTCATGCGGTAATCTTCCAGCACATCCTCACTGGTAGCATGTTCCAGATAATATTCGCTGCCCTTTGTCGTTACCGGTTCCCCGCTGATCACATCCTTGGCCTCTTGCAGAATCTCTTCCTGGCCGATAGGGTGATAGTCCTGGGCGCCTATCTGCTGCTCCATATAGCGGAGGTAGCGTTTCTTTTCTTTCACATCCTTGGCCTCATCAAACAGCTTTGCTGCATCCTGAACCGTTTCCACACCTTCCAGCATGTTTGCCTTGGCTGTAGCTTCGATTCTTGCTTTCGCCACATCGAAATACTTTTCCGGGTCCAGACCGTTCTTCACACAGGCATCATATACGGCCGATACATAGTTCATGTCACCACCCTTGATGGCCTTCTCAAAATAGTTGATAGCCTTGCCCGGGGTGAAACCCTTGCTCGATGGCATGATCAAGTCCAGCCAATAGAAATCCTTGTCTTCCTGTGTCGGAACGGAGTAAGGCACAAACTTGCTCGCAAGCAGGTACAGACGCGCCACGTCACGTTCCAAGCCTTTCTTGCCCTTCATGTACTGGTTTTCCCAGCCGCTCAAGCTATATCCGCTCACAAACTCAAATACCGTAGCCATAAGTGGGTTGGCCTTGCCCGACATCTTGTCAATCATCGGTCCAGGGATACTGAAACCGTCACGGCCGAAGAACAGTTCAGGAAGTTCGCGGAACTGCTTGCCCCAGCGGGCATACGTTTCCGTTCCGTCCTCGTAACGTCCCGTAAAGAGGTGCGTCTGGTGGCTCAGTGTATTTCCCGGCATCGTATAGTCATACCACTTCATGCCGTTCGGATAAGCCAGTTCATACGGGCTCTTGTAGTCAGGGTCCGTCTTTCTCTTTTCGTCGGCTATCCTCTTCTGTTCGTCTTCATCCTTGATGCGGAAGTAGGCGTTCAGCCCGTTCATCAGTGCGTAGAAGAAGATCATCGCTGTTACCCAGAACTGGCGTCCGTACTTTTTGCGGGTGCGTACCGGGTTTTCCCCGCCCGCAATGGTCTTCCAGAATCCTTCGTTTCCATACAGCTTGCCGAAGCCCAGAGGTGATAGCGCCTGGCGGATAGTGGCCAGCGTCCAGTCCGGAGAAAGAAGCAGGGCACGCATGATGCGTACTTCCTTGGGCGAGAATCCCAGGATGTCGAAGTGCAATCCACCGAAGGTGTCATTCACCAGGTGTCCGCACTCGTCAAGCGCCTTTTCCAAATCCATTTGGCTCCATCCTTCACGCTCGGCCTTCGCTCTCGTTTCCTTTGCCATCTTGGCAAACGAAGCAATCTTGAAACCGTCATGAATGGTGTCCCAAAGGAACTTGTCACTTCCTCGGTTCAGGAAGTCCAGGAACCAGGCAGCCTGCCTGGCTACCGGGATATTCTTGTCTTTGGTCAGCTTGTACAGAGTTCCCGTCAGGTTGTTTACGTCAGCGGTCACATAGTCATTGCTGGCACCAAGCGAAACCAAGTGTTTCACGGCATCCCGGGCAGCTTCCTTGTCGTTCAGAGCCGGTATATTGCCTTTGGTGATAACGTCCCATATCAAATTCTTGGCAATTACCTTACCTGCTTTGGCAGGACCTAACATCGCGATGGCCGTTTCAGTCAATGCCCCATGGTGGAAGAAGGAGAACGAAAGCGCCACTTTCTTCATGGTCGAACTGGTTGTCCAGAGACCTTGTGTCAGCTTGTTGGCAAAATTACTCATCTGCTTGTGGTCCAGGATGCGCTGGTCGCCGAATACCGGCTTGATATACTTATGATAGTCCGCCAACACCTTATATCCGTCCAGAGCCGTATGGTTCATGCGCTGGTACATCGGGTCTCGAACCGTTTCCGGCACAATCAGATCCACTTCCATAGGAAGATTGTCTTCATTTCCAGGTACAAACACCTTGAATGTTTTCAGGAACTCCAGCATACGTTTGTTGGCAATGGTTTCCGTTGCATAATGTCCGTATTCCTGGATAATGCCGGTGATGTCCTCGTACTTTGGCACCATGCCCATCGCAATACCTTCCTTATAGGTAGGTACCACACGATGCTTGGTAAACGGCGAACGGAGCCTCATGGTATTCACATAGTTATTGAACTTCTGTTGTGCCTCCATCGGAGATCGTTTCCAGTCCCAAATATGCGTTACATAGTTCTGTATCTTGGCTGCATCATACAGCACACCTTCCTGTGCCATCAGGTTATACACCTCTTCAAACCAGTCGCTCACCATCTTGGCTGCCTCAACCAGTTCAGGCGTCACTTCACCGGCGTAAGTACCTTCTATGTAGTCAGGAATGGCCTTCAACACTTCCTTCGCATGCTTTCCCCTCAAATTCTGGATGGCTCTCTTCAATTCTTTTTCCGAAAGATCCTTTTCCAGGAGCTTGTATTTGTGAATCCACCAGTTGTCGTCTTTTTGACCGGAAGCAATTCTCTTCACCTCATCCACAAAGAAAGTATCTTCCAGGTTCGATGTCTCGATGTAACGGCGTCTTTCGATGATTTCCTGCTTGATGTCACGCTTCGCCTGCTCCTTGTCGATGGCAATACCCATATCACCCATCTTTTCCTGGAAGATTTCACGAACCTCGCGCATTTCTTCATCGCTCAGCTGGCCTTCGCTGTCCTTCTGTTCAGGAATGGTACCGTCATACAGATGCTCGTCCACTCGGTTCATTTCGGCATTGCGGGCAGCTGCCTTTTCAGATTCCAGCAACACCTTGATTTCAGCGATGCGACGTTCTATTTCCGGGCGACGGGTGTTGTACCACTCGATCCATTCCGCTTGGCGTGCGTTGAAGTCCTCGTCGCTCTCACCACGCTTACGGATAGGAGAGGGGTGATTCATCATTTCCATGGCCAGGTCGTTCAGTTCCGTGTCAAGCGGATTTTCCACATCCATGTTTTCCACGTCACGTGTACGCTTCGCCTCGTCCACTTCCGCCTGCCACTCCTTCAAGCGGCGGTTGTACGAAATCAAGCTTTCACCAGCCTTCCGTCTCGGCTTCCCACGGAGACCGAACTTGATTCCGCCAAGCAATTCACGGTTCAAAGCATCAATATCGGCATCAGTCAAAGCGCTTTCCTGACGTAGTTGCGGTTCGCGTCCGGCTGCAATCACCATGGCATCAACTTCGCTCGGCGTTAGCAAGCGATTTACCTTCATGGCTCCGGTAATTACCCAAGGATCCGTTTCCGGGTTCGGATTGGTTCTATATCGGTACGCACCGTCTTCCGGTACTCTCGGAAGTCCGGCCAAGCTGTGCTGGAACTTGCCCGACGGATTTATTCCATAACTCATGGCTTCTTCCTGATAGTCGCGATCGTTGGCATACTCCACTTCAGCCCACACAAAGTTAGCTGGGAACAATTCCTTTTCTCCAGTTTCCGGATTCTTTCGGTTGAATTGTAGCGCATACGGTATTTCACCCAAATGCCATCCAGGTCGGTAAGCCAACGTTCCGCTACCGCCTTGTGTGCCCTTACCGCCTGCTTTTACTTTCAGACGTCCGGTCTTACTTTCTCCGGCCACCGTTGCTGCATCAGCATCCAGCCATACACCTACCGGAGTATCAGCGCCGCCAGGGTTAGCCACCATCGGCGGATAAAGCTTTCCGTCCTTCACCACAAACACCTTATAACCGATACCCGTCTTCTTTGGGACAGGCTTTTCACGCAAAGAGAACTTAAATTCTTCATTTTCTTGACCTAAAACATTGTCAGATAAGATATTTTGCAGTAACTTTGCAATCTCTCCCTGATTCTGAAGTGACCCGGACTCTCCGGCATGAACTTGGCTAGCTGCAACAGAATCAGGGACTTTTTCTTCTGCAAACGCTTCATGCACATACAGACGGTTGTTTTCCGTGTTTCTGATAACTTCAACTGCACAATAGTACCTTTTGTTGTCTATCTCAATAGGAGCAACTATAATGCCGGTCGGCTGCTTCTTGCCTCCAGTTCCATAATAATCCATAGGAAGAGCAACTACACCATTTTCAAGCACATCTTTTACGGCTGCAAAAGCAGCGGCTTTAATACGGCTCATTCCATGGCTCTTGCTGTTCTTTACGCCCTTCTGGTCTAGCAGCACTTCACCGAAAGCACTGCTTGCCTTTCCGCCTTGCGACTTAAAGAAAGATGTCACTTGTTCAACAAAAGTCTGGTCTTCCTTCTTTTCAAATTCTTTCCCTGTAAGTCTTGAAACGGGTAATCCGGTTTTTAAGAAGCTTCTTATTTCCTCTCTTCCTTCGGACGCGCTTCCGCGTACACCTGCGAAGTCTTCGCCATTTTCCCGGACTTGATTTTCTCTTCTGCCCGTTGGTTGATTTCCTTCATCATATCCGGAGTAATCATCACTTTCTTTGCCATTGCCATTATTCGTTAGATAGTTAATAATTCGGTTTGCTACATCATTCAGTACCGGGTATTGTGATCCGAAGTCCAGACCGCCGCGAAGAGCCTTCACACGGCCTGCATCCTCCATGTACGAAATCACTTCTTCCAGCACATGCACCACCTTTTCCTCGGCTGTGTTCCGGTTGCCGTAGGTGTCTTCCACCCATTTCGTGAGGGAAGGAGCCAGCTTGTCGGCTTCGCTTGCGGCACGTTCCATCATCAGTCGGCCTGCATCACCTTGCGGCAGCACCATGTCGATACCGAAGTGGAAACTTTCATGCCAGCGCTTGTCGCGCATTTCCTTCACGGTTCCATGCTTCGGAAGCATGATAATCTGGCGCGTCCAGGGAACATACATCGCCATCACTTCCGGCCGGCTTGCCTCCTTCACGATGGAAGCAAACTGCATCGTGCTCACGTTAGGCATCGCTTTCAGAATGTCACTGGCACCCATGGCTACTACCATTTCAGGAGTGTTTGTAGCCACTTCTTCAAGAGGCTTCATAGCCGATTCCATGCGGTCCAGACTTTCTTCGCTGTCACCCGCCATTTCTTCCGGCAAAGATACAGGCTTTTCGCCGCTCTTCAAACTTTTCAGGGCCAGTTTCACCGCTTCGGAGCCGGGAACAGGCTTTTCGGCCTTTTTTGCGAGCTCTTCTTTCAGTTTCTTCACTTCCGCACGCTTTTCTTTCAATTCGTCCATCTTGTCGAAGTCCTTTTCCTGGATGCTTTCTGCACCCTTGATGCGGGCTTCGTCTCTGGCGATGGCTTCACGGATTTCTGTCGCACGCTTGCCGCTGTTGCCCAAAGCACTGTTCACGCTCAGCCAGGCTCCGGCATAAGTATTGATAGGCTTTTCATCCACCAGTTGGAACTTGTCCACGAACAGCGAATAGTGCAGTTGTCCGGCATCGTGGCCGAATACCATCTTGGCGCCCTTGTCGTTCAGCTCAATCAACGGGAACACCACGCTACGGTTCAGGGCATAGCGTTCCTCGTAGTCTTCCAGGGTCTCGGCAAGTACCTTGCTAAGTTTTTCCGTCACAGGACGTCCGTTGATGGTAAGCTTTACGATACCTTCCGGGAATCGCTTGGCTATTTCTTCACCCATGCTTTCGGCTTCCTTCAACTTGCGTCGCAAGCCTGCAATGTCCGTTTTCAGCATGGCAGCCTCTACACGGGCGGCTTCGCGCTTCATTTCGTGGCTTCGGCGTAGGCCTTCCAGACGCTTCACCTTGTTTTCGGCCACAAACAACAGTTGCAACGTCTTGTCGCCACTCAGTTCGGCTGCCATTTGGCTGAATGTCTTGCCGCTCGGGTCTTCGTCGTCGCTTTCTTCCATCACGCGGCCGCTCACGTCACCCTTCATCATTTGGTTGATAAAGTCCTGCTTGATACGGAGGCGTTCGTAGGCGGTAGCGTCCAGCGTGCCTTCCACACCGTAGGTCAACACCTCTACCGGCTTGTCCATACCGGCAAACATGTTGCCTTGGCGCAAGATACGTCCGTTGCGTTGCTCGAAGTCCATCGGACGGATAGGGGCATCCATGTGGTGCAGCGCTATCATGCGGTCCTGCACATTCACGCCTACACCCATCTTCTCGGTACCGCCTATCAGCACACGTACCGCACCCGCACGGGCTTTCTCGAATACCGCCTTCTTCCGTTCGGCGTTGGTGATTTCGCTTACGATCACGATTTCATCCTTCGGGATTCCTGCTTTCACTAACTTGTCCTTGATATCACGGTACAGATTGAACTGCGGCACGCTTGGATCATATTCAAACAGGTCGATGGCCGGTTCGTTCGCCGGGCTCTGGTAGCTGTCACAGAAAATCATCTGAATACCCTTGTCTGGGGTACTTTCCCGATAGATGCGCATCACTTCGCTCACTACCTTGTTGGTCTTGCTGTTCGGGTCGTCCGGATATTCCGGGTTGATCAGACGCAAGTCGATGGCAGCTTGCTTGGCCTTACTGAACACGACCAAAGGAAGGCCAGGGGTTTTCTCCTTGCCGCTCTTCTTTTCATCCTCGGCCAGGGCATTGATAAGCACATCCATCACTTCCTGAAGCTTGTCGCTCTTCTGGATCACATGGTTGGTCATCTGTCCGTCCTTCAGCTTCGGGATGTTCTTGCTTTCCTTGAACTCTTCCACATCGGTAGTCAGCACCACATCGGCATGGCTACGGAAGGCTTTTACCAGTTCCGGCACATTCACATAGCTCTTGAAGCGGTCGGCAATCTTGAAACCGCCGGTGCTGTTCTGTTCCAGGCTCGGCTCCACTTGGCCGAAGGTAGCCGCAAACTCGTCAAAGGTACGGATGCCGTAGTCTTCCAGGATTTCCGGGGCTACAAAGCGCATCATTGTCCACACTTCCGCCATGGTGTTCGTGATAGGCGTACCCGTCGCCAGAATCACGTTGCGACCGCCGTTCTTTTCCTGAACGTAGCTCACTTTCAGATAAAGGCTGTTCGCACGTTCACTGTAACCGGTATCTACACCCTTCACGTTCTGCATCTTGGTAGTGAACCCGATTTTCTTGTAGTTGTGGGCCTCATCAATGAAGAGGGCATCCACACCCATCTGCTCGAAGGTCAGCACATCGTCGGTCTTGCGGTCAAACTTGCGGGTTTCTCTCACAAGGGCCGATTCTTCCTTCTTGGCTTCCTTCTTCACGTTCTTCTTCTTGCCCTTCTCTTCACCGTTGATTGACAGGGAGAGAGCTTCCGCTTCACGCTTCAATTTGTCGGCCAGGCGCTTGTCGGTATATTGCAGGGTCTCGGCAGCGTTCATGATTTCATCCACTCTCGCCTGAATCATCGCTTTCTTGCGTCCTTCGTCGTCAGGAATGAAGGCCAGGAAGCTTTGCGGCACAATAATGGCATCAAAATCACCCGTTGCAATCAGGTTGAACAGGCGCTTTCTCTGCGAAGCGCTGCGTTCGGTTTCGTTCGGTACCAGAATCTTTGCACTGGGATAGAGCTTCATGAAGTCAGACGCGAAGTCCTGCAAGGTAGCGTTCTGTACCACGATCATAGGCTTCTTGGCGATGCCCAGACGGCGCATTTCCATGGCGGTAGTAATCATGGTGAAGGTCTTTCCCGTACCTACCTGGTGTGCCAGGAGGGTAGAGCCTTGCAAGCTCCGCTGTACGGCCTTTACCTGGTGTGTACGGAGCGTAATTCCAGGGTTGGCGTTAGGATAATGTACTTTTCCGTCTTCACCCTTGAATGCCGGTTCGCGGTATTCGCGCAAGCGGTAGTTGTTGTAGCGGTCATTATAGATGTTGGTCAGTCGCACATGAAGCGGTTTGGCCTCCTGCACATACTGCACGAAGGCATCGTTCATGTCCATAATGGCCTGGATAGCTTCTTGGGTTGCCTGTTCATCCTTCACGGAGCGTTCCTCACCGTTGACATAAACGGTTTTCATGATGGTAGGCTTGCGGAGATTGATGGCATCCTCAAACAGCTGCAAGGCATTGCGGCGGGTAGTCGCAAAGTTGCCCGATTTCGTGAAGTCGGCTATATAACCCTTGTTGATGACAAACTGGTCAATGGCTGGAGCGTAACGGATTTCCATGTTCTCGATACCGCACACCTCACTGGCAAAGCTTTCATACACGTCTTCCGGAATCCAGGGAGTACCCATCTTGTAGAAGATGTCCACAAACGGGATGCTTTCAGGCATCGCCTTTTCCAAATCGGCCACGTTCGCCTCATAGCGGCTGTCTTTCTCGGCTGCGGCACGGGCGGCTTCCAGCTTCTCGCGGATATTGCCGCTCAGGTAGGCATCACGGTCTATCAAGTCACCGGTCACGGGGTCTTCATAGGCTTCACGCTCGGTCAGGATGCGTTCGCGGGCCTCATCGGCACCGATACCCAGCATCTGCCCGATGTAGTCCACATCCATGCGTCCACGGTAGGCTTGGCTGATACCAATAGCATCTCCAAGGCTTTCGGCGCTGGTCGGTTCGGTCATCGGTTGGCTCACACGTTGTGCCAGGATGCCCGTACCCTTGCTGACTACCTTCGTGCGTCGTCCGGTAGTCGGGTTGGTAATGGTTTCCACCTTTTCCAGGGCTTGCGGAAGGAATCGTTCAGGGTCTTCTTCCATCACCACGTTCAGGTTCTTGTTTTCGTTCAGACGGCCATACTTTTCTACAAACTGGTCGTACTGCTCATTCAGCTTCTTTCGGAGCGCTACCGGGTCTTCCGCTTGGGTCTGTTCGGCTTGGATCAGCTCTTTAAGGGTTTCCTTCATGGCTTGGTAGTCGGTAGTGGCATCCGCGTAGCTACGGGCCTTGCCGTTGTGCTTGAAGGTACCCGAAGCGACTTCGGTCAGCTCACCCTTGCTCGCTACATACACCTTGCCGTTTTTCACGCTCAGTGTTCCGTCCTTTTGGGTAGTGGCCTCGCCAGGAACGGACGTTTTTCCCGATACGGTACCTTTTTCAAGCACGTTTTCCGGCAATCGGCCGATAGCATCAGCCAGTTCGGCGCTCAGTTCCGTACCCGGATGGGCTACCAAGGTCAGGTTGTCACCGCCATACAGACCGCCGCTTCCGGCATCGTGGGCAGTCATCACTTCACCCAGCATCATTTCGGGATGTTCGGCAAAGTATTCGTTCACCAACAGTGGAACATCCACCATCTTGTCGTTGCCCTTCTTGTCAGTCACCTTGTTCTTTCCGGTACCTACTTGTGTCAAGCTGGTGAAGCCGATACCGTTGGTAGCCTCACCCGGCAATCGCTTGCGGAAGAACAGGATGTCGGCAGTCACTTCGGTACCGGCATTGCTCTTGAAGGTATTGTTAGGCAGTCGGATAGCGCCTACCAGGTCCACGCCCAGGCCGGCAATGTATTCGCGGGTCTTCGTGTTGCGTCCGTCCATCGTGGCCGAAGAGGTGATAAAAGCACCTACACCACCTTGTCGGAGTTCCAGAAGCCCCTTGATGATAAAGTAATTGTGCAGATTGTAAGCTGAGCCCAGCTTCTTGCGCAAGGCCTTGTCCAGGGCAGGATCCACCGGTGCGGTCTGTCCGAAAGGTACATTGGTCACTACGGCATCCTTTGAGCCTGGACGGAACGCCGTTTCATAGCCCGCTACCGTAATGTCGGCATCCGGGTAGAGCTGCTTGGCGATGCGTCCCGGTATGCTGTCAAGCTCGAAACCGCTGATAATGCTCCGCTCACTGATACCCTTAGGCATGAATCCTAAGATATGGCCTACACCCATGGCAGGCTCCAGCACGCTTCCGCCCTTGAATCCCATATATTCCAGAGCCTCCCACAATCCACGGATCACAGTTTCCGGGGTATAGTGGCTGTTCAGGGTCGATGCCTGTGCGGTGGCCCATTCTTCGTCCGTCATCAGTGGACGGAGGTCTTCATAATGCTTGCCCCATTTCTTGCTCCAGTTGGTGGCTGCCGATGCTTCACTGAATCCCCAGCGGCGGCTGCTTTCAAGCTTGTTTTGCCACAAGGCATATTCGGCGGAGTTCAAAGCCTCAGCCAGGCCACCCCATCCCACAAACTTCAACAAGGCTTGCTTTTGTTCCGGTGTGGCGGGCTGCTCGCTGGCTTCCAGTTCCTTCAAGGTACGGATAGCCTCAATGTTGCCTTTCAGCTTGCCGATTTCACCCGAAGGAAGTTCCAAATGGGTTTCACCGTAACTCCAGTTGTTGACATTACGCTTCACGCTGGCAGCTACCGGCGTCGGTTCGTTTACAGAAGACTGCTGCTCGCCATCGCGCTCAGATACTCTTCCGCTTCCCGTCGTGTCAGACACATAATCTCCATGCACGCCTCTACCGTCTCTTCCTGGTTCAGTTCGCTCAGCTTCTTGCCGTGCTTCTGTTCCCAATCCTTGATCCGCTGGCGGATTTCCTTCTGCTCGTCCGTCAGATATAGTTCCTTCGTTTCTTCCCGGATTTTCGCTATCCGCTTGTCGATTTCTTCGTCCGTCATTGTCTTTTTCTTTAGGGGTTAATATTTCATTGCTTGTCTCATTGGTTCTAGCCTGTCCAGCGCCTCTAGCGTCTCTATTTATCTCCGAAAGCATGGCGTTGGCCACCTTTGTCATGAAAGCACCGCTTTCCAGTTCGGATACATTCCCCAAGTCGAAGTTTCGGTTGGAAGAACGTACGCCGTAGGCATCCTTGTCGCTAATGATCCTCCAGTAGCCGTTTCTGGGCACCAGCTTGTCAAAGTCTTGGGTGTCCGGTGCGGCATCAAACTGAACAGAAAGGTACACACCGTTTGTCTGTCCATCATCTATCCACACACGTACCGTCATTTCGCCGCCGATAGGAGCAATGTTGGTCAGACCTCTGCTAAGATCCTTACCATCTACATGACCTCCCAGTCGGGATGCAAGCGCCTTCGCAAATTTTCGGGCAGCCTTTTCAAGCGTCTTGGCAGCGCCCGTGTGCATGTCCTCACGCACTTGTGCCTTCGGACCCGCCTTGTATTCACCCAGCAAGGCCAGCTGGGCATCGATTTCCTGTTCCTGTCGGTTCAGCTTTTCTTCCAAAGCATCCACCCGACCGAACAAGTCGGCCATCTGCTCTTTCTGCTTCTCACGCTTCGGCTGGTTACGCTTCTGGCGTTGCTCGGCACGTTCCAGTTTTTTTGCAGGTTTCTTGGCATCCGCAATGCGGGTAATCTGCTCAACGGTAGTCGGCATCTTCTGGATATTATCCCAGTGCCCCACCTCATAAATCACCGGAGCCATGCCGGTATCAAGCACCGGCGTACCATCGTTCTCAAAATCAAATATAGTGGCTTCCTGGCCCTTATAGAGCACTTTTTCGCCGATACGGAACCCGTTTACTGCTTCCGGCTTTCCGCTTCTACCTGTGCTCTCAACCGGTCGATTTCCTCCTGTTCGGCTTCCTCTTCCTGTTGCAGGCGCTGCTTCCAGTTTTCCAGGTTCCGTCTCGCTCGCCAAGCGTCCTGCTTCGCTGCGAGAATGTCCTGCTTGGCTTTCAATAGTTTCTCTACCTTGTTCATCGTATGTTGGTTTTAATTCATTTTCTTGCTTCTTGATAGGAGTATAACCGCCTTCACGCATGATCTGCTCCATTTCGGAGTGAGGAACGATATTCTCGCCCATAAAAGCACCTGCTTCGGCCTCTTCCATGCCAGGAGCATACGCCACCAGATAGCCATCTTCACCTACACCGCGCACTACGACCACAGCGTCCGCGCCGGCTATATTGTTCTTCAAGAAGTCGCCTTTCTTCGGCATGGCAGTTTTGTTGTTGAGCTTTTCAAGTCGAGTTTTGCCCAATTCATCAAGTCTATTATGAATATATTCATAAACAGCTGGCAAATATGATTCGGCCTTCTTTACGAAATACGGCTCTATTGCTCGGAACTCTTCGAGGAACTTGTCGTATGTCATGCGGACAATATCCTCTTCTGCAACGCCAAACTGTGCTACAGGAATCTTAACCAGAGCGTTGTTATATGCTCTTATGGAAGATTCTTTGACAACCTTTTGCACTGTTCTACTTGCATCTTTCAATTCTTCGATGCTATCAAAGTTGAAATCCGGCTTTTCTTCCGGCTTCACACTCTTATACTCGCTGAAAGCCTTGGTCTTGCGGGTAGAAGAATCAATCCACTTCTTGAACTCTTCCTTCGATACCTCCGTAATCGCCATGATACGGCTTTCCCATCCGGCATCATAGTTAGAAAGGTAGGCGTTTCGGGCCTCATCCAGCGAGTTGAACCCATACATCACCTTGCTTTCATCGAAGCTGCCGTCCTGGTTAGATTGATCCACCACAAACACACGGCCTTCTTCCGGATTGTCCGAAAGGAACACGTCGATATGGTCGCCGTCCACAGCCTTCGTGCCACGGATATAGCCGTAGTCATTGTTCATGGTCGTTCGCCATTCCTTGCCGTTGGCATCCTTACCGCTACGCACGCTGCCTTTCGGGTTCTCGATGGTAATATCATATCCGTCAATCTTGACGTGTCCCATCTTATAGTTACCCGCTTCCTTCTGTGCTTCGGTAGGAGAGGTGTTCACCTCTTCGCGAGCCTTTTCAATCTCCTTGCGCAAGGATTCTGCATCGGCTGCATCCATTTCCGCACGCATTACCGCAAAGTCCGCCAGACGTTGGGCATCCTCACGGCTACGCATCAAGTAACCGCCCAGCTTGCGATCCTTCCATCCACGAAGCTCCGAAGCTTCTTTCTTCACCACATCCCAGCCCAAGAAGTCCTTGAAACGCTCCTGGTCAAACTTCACCAGATACATGTCAAGCACCTTACCCTTCTTGGTCGTGTATTGGGCAGGCTCTATAGAATAGGCTCCTTCATGTCTTCTTTCGCCTGCTGTTCCTGTTGCTGATACCAGCCCTGCGACTTCTTTTCCGCTTCCCGCTTCGCTTTCAGTTCCTTCATTTCCCGAAAGAAGTTCGGGTTGTCCGGCCATCCCACTTCCTTCGCCAGGGCCATCGCTTCCGCGTTTGCGAACGGATGATACGGGTTCCGCTTCGCGGCTTCTTCCATCCGCTTGTTGTATTTCGCCCGTTGTGCCACGCGCGCCTCGAATTTCTCCCACACGCCCGGTTTCTTCACCAGTTCGTCCAGGTCTATATCTATTCGGTCCGAATCCATCTTTAGTAAAGTTTATAAAGTTATAGAATAAATAATCTGCCTCTCTGTTTCCGGGGATGTGAGCCTTCATCAGAGCCTCTTCACCTTGGTTTTCAACAATCTCTTCAACCAAGGTAGGGAATGCTTCGCCCGGTACGTTCTTCGGTTCATAGGTCCGAATAAGCCTTGCGTACGCTTCTGGATAATTCCGTTTCAGCACTTCAAGAGCCGCGACATTCTTGGCATTCTTTTCTTCAATCTTCGAACGCTCAATAAAGTAATGCGCATTTTCATGCCACAAGGACTTCACAAGCTCCTTCACACTCTTATGCTTGTGCGGGAATACGAAGATTACACCCATCGACTTGTCGAAGAAGGCTGCCGTCGTTTTGTCGTTAAGACAATCCTTCACTTCTGCAAGTACATCTTCCCCGAACAATCCGCCACTGATACGGTCTATATCCGCTTCGCTCGTGGCGAACACTGTTTCCGCATGGGAAGGCATCCGGGTATAGACATCATCAATTACCCGTTGGTATTCTTCAACGCCTCGAGTTCCTTCTCCATCAGGTACTGCTGAACCGCTCCCCACATCATTTGTCGGTCGGTTTTCGGTTCCTGTCCCTTGCGTTTCCGTATCCGGTTGTCGTACAGCTGCTCTCTCACCAGACGGCTGTAAACCTCCGGTTGGCTCTTGATTTCCACCAGAAGCGATTTCATTTCCTCTTCCGTCATTCTCGCCAGCTTCGAAGCTACTGCTTCCGCCGCCCGGAATGTCATTTCCTTCTTGTCCATAGTCTGATCTGTTTTCTGCAAAGTTACTGATAAAATCTATATATTCGTCGCTTTCCCAAAAATCTTGTGTAAATCTTTGACGGATTTCCACCAAATCCGTAGTTGCATCCTGCAATTTCCTGTAATCCGCATAACTCATGCCGAATTGTTCCCATGCAGCTGCATCCTTCGCCTCTTCGATGGCGGCCTGTTCGTCCTCATACAGTGCGGACGCTTCTCTCATGCGGTTACGTTCCACATAATGCGTAATGTCGCCCATCTTTTCAACGTCGCTCAACAAGCTGAGCAAGGCATTGGAGCCCTCTTCAGTCGTTTTTCCGTCGAAACGTACACCGTAGCTTTGAGCCTCACGCTCCAGCATTTCGCCGAACTCGCCCACGCTCACGCCGCCATTGGCGCGGGTAGCAAAGACAAAGTTCAAGCGCTGCAAGTCCTTGGCTCCGTAGCCGGTCATGCTCTGCACACCCTTCAATACGGTATCACCTACGGTTTCGTCCGCCTTCATCAGGCGCACACCGCCGGCAATCAATGTCGCGGCAAGCTCTTCCGGAGTATGCGGTTCCAGGTCTTCAAGAACGGTCATGGCCATATCGCTGTCCGCCATTTCCCGTTGCATCTTCCGGTACTCGTCGGTAGGCTTGTACACTTCACGTTTCGTCTTGGCAGCCTTCTGCTGGGCTACGCTGCGGGTCACGGTCTCCTGCACTTCCGCCTCCGTAGGTCCGGCTGTTATGCGTTCAACGCCCTTCCAGAAATCCAAGCTCTTATTCATGGCAGCAAGCTTGTCCTGTTCCGCCTTAATCACACCACGGGCGGCGATAGCCTCATCCGGGAAGTAATCATTGTTCTCATCTTCGCGGATAAGGGTATTTATCTTCTCGGTTTGTTCCTCAACCTGCTTTTCCAGAGCGGCACGTTGGGTACGGATGCTCTTTACGGCACCTTCCAGGCCAAGCGATTCCACCAGGTATTCGCGCACATCTTCCGGACGGCTGTTTTCATAGTCCGGCTTTCCGTCCGGATATTTGGCAAGTCGGTTGATAGGCTTCTTCATCTCTTCGGCTATGCGGGCTGCCTCTTCCGCTTCACGGGCTTTCTGTGCGGCACGTTCTGCCTGGCGCTGCAACTCTTTCTGTTCACGCTCATAAGCCTTGTCCAGTTCGGCATATTCCGCAAGGATGGGTGCTCGCTCGGCATTGTACATCATCTGCTTCAGCTCCACGTCGCTCACGTCGGCAGGCTCCGTCTGGCCTTCCTCCAGCACAAGCCAACCGCCGGTCAAGGATTGCCCAACCACCTGCGCATTAACCACAGTCCCTTCCTCGTCACCCAAGGCGATTGTCTGTCCCACAGCCACGGGAGCCTGTTCAAGAAGATCAAGATCCGCTTGATAAGCTCCCAGCATACCGTCAGCTACCACGTCGGGATGGATGGAAGAGATTTCGGTACTGTTGTCCAGCACCATCGAGACGGCATTACCTTCATCAAAGGTCGAGAAGTCAGGAGTCCAGTTCTTCGATTCAATCGGAACTACAATAACCTGTCTTTCCGGAGAGACGGCATTTCCGTCTGCATCCAGTCCGCTCACCACGACACCGTATTCATGCGTATCGTCGCCATGCTTGCCAAGGGTAACAGTAACCACATTACCGGTAGGCGATGTCATTTTCTGCACAAGCGATTCGGCAGCGTCCGCTTCTTCCGAATGGGTATTGTCCAGAGCCTCTTCAAGCCCTCTTACCAAGTCCGTCTGTGCCAGATAGTCTTCCGCCAGCCTGCGTTGGTTGGTGTCAAGAGCGGAAAGGATGGCTTCACGTCCGGCATCATCAGCCTCAACCATTGCCTCAATGTCTTCGCTTGTCATTGTCCCCAAGGCTGCTTCATAAAGCCGCAAATAGGCTACGCGCTGCCTCACCACCGCCTGACGCATCTTTGCCGGATCATGTTCAGCATACAGGGCCGCGCCCGATTCCATCGCTCTCATTCTAGGAGACAAGACTGCGCCATTATTGCCAGTTCCTACTGTATTTCCCGTCTCTCCAGAAGCATCAGCACTTCCAGCGCTTCCAGTCAATTCAGCTCCGCCACCTGGCAACAAAGGCATATCCGTACCTGTACGATCAGCGGAAGAAGCGGCTTCACTGTCACCAAGCTGAACACGCTCACGCTGATTGCCTTGAAGAATAGCCTTCATGTTGGCTACATATTCATCGTAAGCCTGTTTTTCCGTTTCATTCAGACTGTTGTACTTCTTCTTCAAAACCTTGTCCATCCAACCGCGTTCGCGTCCGTAGCCCTCTTCCATGCGTCGTTTCAGCTGTGTCGGGCTGTAGTGATAATCTTCTACACTCTGTACGCTACGAAGTATGTTGTCGATCGTCTCGTACGCTTTCCGAGGATTCCCTTCCAGTACTTCACCACGTCGGCCTCTGGCGTATGCATCGGCCACTTGCTCTTTGCTCACACCGAACTGCTTTGCAACCATCTCAAACAAACGGATAGCGGTAGAAACCTTTCCGGCATCATCCATCATGCCTTCCAGAACGTTCACCTGGTTAGGCATCGTTTCGTTCAAGGTATTCACGCGATAAGCCTCGGCATCCTCTCGGCTACGGAAACGGTGCGTTTCGTTGGTCTGTCCGCTTGGATTGAACTTTTCCACTGTAAAACTGCCGTCCGCTTGTTCCTGCACGTCGGATACATTCGTGTTAGGTGCCAGCCGGAACTGCATGCCGGTCATCAGGTAAGCTACCTTTGCTTTGGTCGAAAGGTCCACATTGGGATGGCTAAGAAGCTGCCCAAGTGCGCTTCCTTCCTTGCTCATGCCAAGCTCCTGTGAGAAGAAAGCAAAGTCATTGCCTACCAGGCCTTCCCCCTCTACGGCACCTCGTCGAAGCTCGTTTGCATCCTTCACTTGCAGGATGCTTTCTGCCAGTTCCTGTGCGTCCTTACCTTCGATTCCGATTCGGTTCAACTGTTCAATATCTTCTTTCGTGAAGTCCAGCTTTTCAATGTCACGCATACGGATACCGCTTTTCCTGTAAGCATGATAACGCTTCACAGCCCCAAGAATGTCAAAGCCAAGATTCATCAAGCCTGCATGTGCTATCTCCTTGGTCCAGTCCACATTGTTGATGTCAAAGTTCTGATCTTCCAGATATTGTCCGAAAACACTGCTCCCGGTCAAAATGGCTGTACGTCCGCCCAAGCTGGAAGCATAACCAAGCGCACGGCCTGCCGTTTCGCCCAAACCGCCCTCCATCAAGCGGCGCATTTTGTCGTTCGACACACCGAACACGCCCATAACGGCACCGGTGGCAGCACCTTTAGCCATAGCTGTAGCCGCCTTACCCAAATCAACGTCTCCGGTCTGATAAGTTTGCCCCACCACACTGCCAAGGCCTTCCAGCGTACCGAAGTTTACGGCCTCCGATACAGTGCGAAGACCCCACTTCATGGCGGTTTGCTGGGCTGCACGGGTAGCGATACCCCTGGCAGCTGCTTCGCTCAATCCGCTGGCCATCAACCGCCGGGTAGCGTTGCCCAAAAGGGCGTTACCGGCTGCACCTCCGGCAAGGCCTGTAAGACCCATGATTGGGAGGTCGGTACCGATGGAAGCAGCCATCGCGCCAACCTCTTCACCTGCGGTAGGTTCATATTGCTGCAACCCGCCAGCCTCTATCTGGCGTTGTTCGTAGCTCTTTCCGTCACCCATGCTCATCAACTGCCCGAGAATGGAGCCGGAGAACACGTTGCGCATGATATATTCCGCGGTGCTTTTCGGGGTGTTCTTTTGCACAAGGTAGTCATACACTTTTTGCATCAACTGTTCTTGAAGAGGATTGGATTCTCCACCGACTTCGCCGGAAGAAGATCCGTTCTTCTCTGCCAGATATTTTTGTACACCGTCTATCACCTTCTTGGCGTCTGTAGCCTTGGCATACTCACGGTGCGATTGGTCGCCCATACCGGCAGCACCGGCAAAAACACCTCCGTTACCGTAAACAGTCTTTTGGTATTCACGCACTTTGGAGCGCCCTTCTTCCTTCCCTTGTTCAATAAGGCCATCAACCACTCCTTTAAGCTCGCCGTTCCAAATCTTATCGACTGCGTTTTCATTGGCTTTATATGTTCTGGCCATCTGTTCGCCGCGGGTTTCCGGATAAGCCATCGGAGCACCGCTCCATTCTGAAACGAGTTCGTTCAGATGGTCAGTATAAGACAAAGGATACTTGGATCCAAGCGGAGCCAAAGGAAATTCTTTTGTCAATTTCTGTTCGTCCGTTTGGGTACCAGACTTCGGCTCGGGCTCTTCTTTCGGCAAGTTAGAGACTGAAACACTGTCTGGCACGGCTGGTTGTACGCGGGCCGAGTCTTTCGGCTGCTCCAACACAGAAGAATCAACTGTAAACGGAACCTTTTCCGACGCTTTTTCTGCACTTTTGGGACCTTTTACGACGCTTTCGGGTACATAAACAGGTACATCTGTACCCGTTTGGACTGTTTCGGGTACATATTGCGTACTTTCTTGACCTTTTACGACGCTGTCGGGTACATTTACAGCCGTTGCAGGAGGCGTCATATAAGCCACGCTGTCCGGCTTGAAAGTAGAACGTTCCGTAATTTCTTCCTCTTCATCCTTATAATAGGAGGTCACGAACGGACGGAGCCCGCTGTCCAGGGCACGCTGATAGTCACCGATAGGTATGTCATAGTCGCCATCCCGTTCGTCACGCATACGGATGGCGGCATCCGGGTAGCTTTTAGCATAGCTGTCTATACCATACTTGTCGATGTTGCTTACTGAAACTTGACGGTCTTTCCCGTCCACATGAAGCATGTATTTCTTGATAGGCATAATTAAATGGAGTTTGTAGTAATCCCCCAAAATTAAACGCACTACATTTCACTATGTTCATATTTTGCCAAAACAACCCCCTACATTCGCATGCAGGGGGTTGAACGTAAACACACTTAAAAAACACACATAAAGCTGTAATACCTGTTCTATGGTCAGTACACTTATTCCAAAGGTGGCTTCTCGCTGCCAGAGCCGCCGTAACGGTTGCTCTTGTAGCGGTTCTTCCACTGTGATTCGTTATATTTCGTGATGGCTTCGTACATTTCTTGTTCCGAAGGAGTGCTCGAACCGAACATGCCTCCCGCCTTGTTCACGGCAAATTTCTTGCCGTCCGGCTCTTTCAGCATGTCCTGATAAGCCTTATGCACCCAGTTCGTGCCATGCTCGCCCGGTGTATATCGTTTCTTTCCGTTACCCGTTTCCAGATCCAGATACTTGTTGGTACCGCTGCCCCCGCCATTCTTTGCACGATGCCAGGATACGGCCTCCTGTGCCTTGTTGTGACGCTGGGTCTCTTTCAGCTTGGCTGCATCCATCTGCTGCTGGTGCTCGAATTTCAGTCGGGCAAGGGCATCCGCCGCCGCCTTCCGTTCACGCTCGTTCTTGGCGCCCTCCAGCTTGATTTTCAGTTCAGCTTCCTTCATCCGGTAATCGCGTTCCCGCTGTTGGGCCGCTGCTTCCGCCGCTGCCTGCTTCGCACGTTCCGCACGGTCTTGGGCAATGGCACCCAGATAATCCTTCGCGTTGCTTCTCGCCAACTGTTCACGACCCAGCCGCATACGGTCCAGACGATTGTATCCTTCCGTACCATCATTTAGCTTCATGGCTACATGGCCTTCCTTCGTACGTACATAGTTGGCAAGATTACCCAAAACGCTGCTTATGCCGTTGAAGATAACCGCATTTCTATGGCGTTTTTCGCGCTTCTGCCGTTCAGCCTCCGTCTCATACGGATTCTGGTCCTTGATGATGTTTGCCCATTCCTGGTACGACAAATCCGGCAAGCCCTGTTCACGTCTATACTTGGACAATTCGTAAGCGTACTGTCCGCGGCTCCAGTTCGGATTGATCTTTACCAGATCTTCATAGCTTCCCACTTTCGCCCAAGCCGGGGTCTTGTCTTGTTCGATAGTCAAATTCGGTTGGGTAGCCATTTCAGACAGGCTTGCACGCGATTCGGCCAGGGCATTGGGTGCATCACTGACTACCCGAGATTCTTTTGCAGGTGCAGTAGGCTGGTCGGGAGTAGATGCAACCGGTAAAGCGTCAGGGGTATTCACGTCACCGCTCGCTGGCAACGGCTGTTCTGTAGGAGCCGATGCCGGCGTACTGGACGAAGGCATTGGAGATGGCGCTTGCTGTTGCGCTCTCTTTCTTTTTCTATTTCGCTCAACTAAATTCATTTCGTTTTGTTCTTTATTGTCAGCCCAATAGAGTCGTGCCAAACTTGGTGCCGGTATCAATCAGTCGGCCCAGGGCCGCCGCCTCACTCTCGCTTTTCTTGATACGAATGTTATTGATGGCATCCGTATATTGCTTGTTGGCGTTCAGGTAGTTCTGCATGGCATTGGTCTTGTATTGGGTACTGCCGGAAGCAACATCTGCAACAATATCTTCCAGTGCTTCGTTGGCCGCAGCTTTTTGCAGGGCCACACTTTCATCTGTAGCTCCGGTTACGGCCGCGCTGGCCTCTGCACGCTTGGTATTCGATTTCAACAATTCACGGGCCTGGCGAAGCGCCGCCTGATTCTCGCTGTTGTACAAGGGGTCACTGTTCGCAAGCTTTTCCCAGTAGGCAAGTTCCTTGTCCCTGGCCGATTCTAAGTCGCGGACGCCCTTTTTGTACGCACCGCCACCACCAAATAAAGCACTTAAAAATCCCATATATTATCTTGATTAAACACACTTTTGGCAATTTATGATTGCTCCACAAAGCTAAAAACCTAAATTCGTCCGTTAATCATATTTTGCCAATTCGATTAAATGGGTATGGACATCAAGAAAGGAGACAGAATTAAGCTCCGCGGAGCCAATCTTTTCGGAACCGTCACTGCAGTCAGCGGTGACGGAACATTGTCCGTATCCCTCGACAATGGGGCATACATGCAGACCCCGCCCGAAACCGTCACGCCCGTGGCCGAGACGGCATCCGCCGAGACACACGATCCCCTTACCGGACAATTCCGCAAGGGACACAAGCAGATGGCAAACTCCACCCGGAAGAAAAACCGGATGAAGTATTGTCGCGAAACCATACTCGAACAGCTGGAGCCGTTCATCGAAGACCTCGGCACTCTCATCGAACAGATAGACGAGCCCGCCGAAAAGATCCTGGCCATATCACGCATCATTCCATACACCATGCCAAAGCTCTCGTCCATCGAAGTCAAGGACAAGGAACCGCGCAACCTCTCCGCCGAAGAACGCATCGCCAAGCTCAATGCCACCTACCACGGAAAACCCGACCCCACGGAAGAAGCGGAAGAGGATTGACAAGTACAAAATTCCACATGTTTTTCCACGCCTCTTGACGATTGTATTACACCCCATAAATAAATTTGCCGTCAGTAATAAACGTAATACAAGAAAATGGCAGAAATCATCACGTTCAGACCCACACCCGAAGTACAGGAAATCCTTTCAAGGGCGAAGGAAGAAGGGGGAAATATAAGCAAGTACATAAATAACTTGATAACGTCTTCCTTTTCAGGAGACGGCTCCGCACATTGCACCCAGTTCCTCTTCTATGCGGAAGGATTGAAAGACGAAATGCCGGAAAGCTACATCAAAATCCCGGTAGAACAGGCAGTAGCCGCTTATTCGGTCCCTGTCGGTTGTCTCTGTATGCGTCGATACAAGGAGTTCAGGGAGGTAATACAGTCAAACGGCATGCAGCAGCACTTCTTTAAGATAGATGCCGACAATTCCTTCTGTATCATATCGACCAGCCGTGAGGAAGCATCCGCCGAGTTCGGGAAATACTTCATCCGAGACCCCAAGACAAAGGAGTATTCTCGTACCATGCTGCCGCTTCCGCAAATACGCTATGACATAAAGAACCGGACCGTCATTGTCGTGCGCAAGGAACCGAAACTATAAACCACAAAGATTTTAATATATGTATAAGGAAACAACAGGAAAAATCATCAGTCTTCTCGATACCAAGTACGGGAAGACAAAGTCCGGAAAGGACTACGAACGCCGCGATTACCTTCTTGAAATCGGAGGCGGTACCGAATACGTCCATCAGATCAAGTTCTCTATGGCCAGCTTCGACGGACCCATACAGAATCCCATCGAGGTAGGCCAGCAAGTGAAGGTCGGCTTGAAGATAACCGCGTCACAGTTCAACGGCAAGTGGTACAACGACATCAACCTGGTGCAATGGGAACCTATCGTTTGAACAGATGAACACGTTTCACCAGGAACCCAGGTTTGATTGTCGCAAGTTCGCCCCATGCGGAGTACATTCCCTGGCCAAGTGCCGCATATACAAGGGCACACTGAAAGAGTGCAAAGGGTGTACCCTTGTACGCAGAAAGTCCAAGACGCTGAACCGCACGGAGCCCGACAGGAAAGTATGCCCCAAATGCGGACAGGAACTGAACACAACCATGTTCGGACTCCGTAAGGTACATAGGCGAGAAAAGACATACATCTACCGCACATCCTGGTGCAAGATCTGTACAGCAAGAAACAGTCTGATACGTAGTAGAAAGCTAAGACATGAAAGGTTACACCACGGAACAATGGCAAGCGGCGGAGAAAGCGGTACGAAAACGAGCTTCGCAATATGCCTACCAGATCACCAACCACATCGACAGACCCGATGTGCAGAAGAAAACCTTCGAACTCCTGCTCGAAGGGATGGTGACGGGAGCCAGAATCATGCAGGAAGAAATAGAAAACCTAACCGATAACGATAAACAGGAAACAGAATGAACGATTACTTGTCACCCTGGCACATCTTCACTCAAAGCGAAGGTATGCCGCCAGTCACCCGAGAATTAACAGTACCCGAAATTTATTACTCCTAAAAAGAAAACCAATACCTTATAAGTATATGAATATAATCAATCCCCAACCCACCGTTTTCACCGTCAGCCAGTCAGATCTGCTTGCCTCACTGAAAACGGCGCAGAAAACACCGCTTCCGCCCGGATATTGCGAGAAGAACGGCTTACAGTTAATCTTCTCCTGCATCGTCTTTACCTTGCAGGAAGATACGCTCCTGGTACAGGCGACCGATCGACTCACGGCCATCCGTATCGCTGTTCCCGTCACCGTACAGCAAACCTCCGGAAAAGAATATACCTTTGCCGTCTATGCCCGAGATTTTACCTATGCAGTCCGCTGTCTCGGGAAACAGGACCTCACACTCTGCATCCAGGGAGGAAAGCTGAAGGTGACACATTCCTTCGGATCCTTCTCCATGATGCTCTACGCAGGACACATGGACCAATTCCAGGCACACCTCGACGCACTCTGTTCATGCGAGTGCACGCATACACTTCAACTGGAATCGGCATATCTCCGTTCCGTGCTCCAGCGCAGCTCCTTTGCCATGGCCAAAGGCGACCTTCGCCCGGTATTGAACGGCCTGTACATCGGCACCGGAGGAAACAAGCTCGATTTCGTCGCTTCCGACGGCATTGTACTTGTACGCATACAGAAGGATATGCAGGATTTGCCCATGTCGAAGATTATCGTCCCCGAGCGCTGTGTCAAGGTCATGCGGCACATCATCCCTTCTGCCGGGACTACCGCCATACATTACAAGCCGGCACCCGAAAACACAGAAAAACCCAACGACGGCATCGTACACATCGACACCGGTATCGGTATTGACTTCTGGTTTACACCCGTCCAGGGAAAGTACCCCAACTTCCTCAAGGTCATTCCAGAGTCCTTCGTCTCAACGGCCACAGTAAACCGCAAGGAGCTTATACAGACCATCGACCGCATGAACCTGTTTGTCGGTGTAAGCAAAGGCGGCCGCTTTCAAATCAAGCCCGATTTCCTGCATCTGAAAGTAGAGGATCCGGATTTCGGAATGGAAGCTGAAGAGCAGCTGCCGTCCGTCGCCCAGGGAACAGGACTCACGTTTGGACTTCAATTCAACAACTTGATGAACATCCTTCGGAATATCCATACAGCAAGCGTCACCATACAAGGGACGAACCCTACCCAAGCGTTTGTCATAGCACCGCACCCCATGCCCGAGACAGAAAGAACCACCATGCTCATCATGCCCATGGCTATAAATGACTAACCTCAATTACCCAACAAATGACAAAGAAAGAACTTGCCAGACTGGAATATCAACTTCGCCAGCACTGCTACAAGAAGTGGCAGCCGTACGATAGTCAAGTCCATTACAGGTGGAGAAAAACCATAGACAACGACGGTAACGTCAATATCTATACGGAATACCTCGTTTGGGATAACTCTGCCTCTGCGCTAGACAATTCACCATGCGAAGTAGAAGCTACCGCTGTGCTTTCCGTCAAGAAAAACGGGTTCAAAGTGAAAGCTGAAATCTCGTCCCGCGAGAATTTGGACATACTTCAACTGGAATCGTCTGCATACTCCTTGTTAAACCTATATAAAGAAAAACCATGTTACTAGGAAAGAAATACACCCGCATCAAGAGAGCGTACAACGCCACCGTATTCAAAGTGACTTTCACCAGGAAAGAAGATGGCACCGCCATAGAGCTGCCCCGCAAGCTCAACATGCTTGCCGTCCTCTCCCTGGGAGAGAGAGTCAATCAAAAGGCCGTAGAAAGGGAAATACGCAAATTCGAAAAACGTTTAAAGGAAGAAAGCGAACGGGAAATAAACAAAGAAGTGGAAGAAATGATAAACGAATACCAAAATGAACATAGAACGACTGATTAAACAACTCCAGAAGTTCCTCACAAGGGAAGTAAAGTTGCATACATCGACGCATGTATAGTCGAGGAAGTCAAAGAAATAACCGAAGTAACCGAATCCCTCAACGGAACCGTTATACTGGAATAATTACTAACCGCCGAAAGGCATAAAAACATCAATCTTATGAAAAAGTACATTTCAAGAAAAGAAGTTCAGGCAGAGCCCATGAACGAATTGCAAGCAGTAGAGTTAGGCTATGCACGTCCTAACGATGACCACCACGAATGGCGTGAAGGCTATCACATCCTCTATCCGGATGGTTATCACTCCTGGTGTCCTAAAAGAACATTTGAGAAGGACTACCATTGCGCTGAAACCTTCCTCGATAGAATTAAAATTGAGTTCAACGAGCTGCACGAACGCGTATGCGCCCTCGAACGCTTCCGCTATACCAACGCATTTCAGGAACTCCCCATCGAGGCAAGAGAACTCCTACAGGCACAATATGCGCTCATGGACGGCTACCACAGAATCCTGATGCACCGTTACGACCTTTTGAAGGGAGATGAACCATGTCCGCTGCCATGAGACGAAAACCATAAGTGCGACTGCAACTGTAAACGCCCATGATACTGACACTGATTTATACACTCTTTTTAGCCTTGGCCGCATTGTCGGCCATAGGCTTCATCGCTTTCATCAGAATCATCATTAAAATGTTTGAGAACAATGAAAAATAAATCCGACCTCTATCTGTCCATGATACTCCTGGCAATATGGATGATGATCCTTAACCAATGCGGCCAGGGCATGGCGATAGACGAAATAAGTAGAGAACTGAACAATATCAATCATACATTAAGAATAAGACTACCATGATAGAATTGAACGCTTTGGCTGAACAGAACTACGAAAACCGTATCGAGCGAGGCCGCATCAGGCGATTCATGATGCACTACGAATGTGCAGAAGGCATATCCCAGGAAGTGCAGGAGTTCGTGGATTCAAGCGAGTTCAAGAAGTCCGAACACCTTCCCGCATACACCGAAGCACAGGAAGAACTGGCCGACATCCTCATCTGTGCCATGACCGAACTTCACCGAAGGAACGTGAACATCGAGCAGATCATAAAGGATAAAATCAACTTTAACCTCAGAAGAAATGGAAACAAAGAAACCTAGAAAGAAAGTCTGCCCTAAATGCGGAAGAAAACTATGGTTAAGGGATTTCTATCGAAGAAAGAACGGGTACCTTTCTTATTCTTGCAAGGAATGTGAGAGAGCGTCCAAAAACGAAGAATATCGCCGTAACCGAAAGGTGCCGGACGGACAAAAGATAGACCCGAAGACCGGACGGATAATAGAACACAAAGGGGCGAGAAGCAGTATTTATTGGACAGGAAACATGCTTAGTCTTCTCAAAAGACATTTCTCCAATACCAAGAATGAGGAGCTGGCCGAAATGCTTGGTGTGTCTCCAAGAACCGTTATCCGCAAAGCTCGCGAACTCAGACTGGAGAAAAATCCTGTATGGCTCAAAGGAGTACAGAGAGAACACGGAATCCTCGGCCATTGCGTTTCAAAGAAGATGGGCTACCCTGGAGGATTTGCAAAAGGACATACTCCATGGAACAAGAAACAAATTAATAATACATAAAAAAAAAATACCACAATGATAGAAAAAGTAGAATTATACAATGTCCGATGCGACAAGTGCCTTGACTATCTGTATAACGAAGACGACACGGTAATGTGCTTCGACGAAGAATGTTTGGCAAGGCAGGTCGCGGAAGAAAACGGATGGGTGTTTAACCAAGGGTATCTTCATTGCCCAAGTTGTGCTGAGAAAATAGAAGAAGATGACTGAAGTACCTATAAAATGGAAGACCGGCGAAGGTCATGCGTTCAACTACGAATGTCTTGTAACGGTCCGTGACAGGAACGGGAAAACCTACGTTGATACAGACTTTTGGAACAGCAACCTCAACGAATGGACTTATCACAACAAACATACAGGATGCGAAGTCGTCGCCTGGTGTAAAGTCAAAGATGTTGAACCATACAGAAAAAAGAAGGAATGATTATGAAAGACAACGCACAGAACTTACTCGATCATTGCAAAGGCACACAATGCCCCATCCGGAAGACTTGCGCCCGTTTCTCCAGAAGCGCAAAAGGCTTCTATTTCCATTCCCAATATAGGGAAGGAGAGTGCATCCTGTTCATTCCCAAGAAAAAAAAAAATAGAGGGCAGTCACCCGTCTGCCCTCTACACCCCTTTTACACCAAGTCGTAAAGTTTGAAGTCTTCCGGCTTCACCGTGTAGTCTATCACCTTCTGAATGGCAGCATCCGCCTGGCGCTGCATCACCCGCACATAATTATAGATAGGCCGGTTACTCTTCACGCTCTGTCCCACACAATACTCTATCACTTCCGTCTTGATGCCTATCATAAAAGCAAACTGGGAAAAAGTCTTTCTACCCGAATAGTACGAAAACCGGCTCTTTATCCCCAGTTCCTTCTTCAAGAGTGCAAAACAGTTGTTCATGTAAGAGATCACCAGCTGATAGTCCCTCTTTCCGGGCCATACCAGTTTCCCCTTTGGTGCGTGTACCTTTATCAGCGGTCTTGCAGCATCCGGTATGCGGAACGACGTCTGCTTGTCGCCTGTTTTCTTGTTTCGCGTCTTCGTCCGTTGGTAACACAGTTCCTCGCCTCCCAGATCTGCCTCCAGCAAGTCCACCAAGTTTATTCCACCCAGGTAAAACGAAAGCAGGAACATGTCACGGGCAAACGCTATGCGCTTATGTCTTGTCTTCAAGTCCCGGATAGCCTGAAACTCATCCACCGTCACGTCCATAATCCTCACACCAGGAGCGGGCATCTTGAATCCTTGGAACGGATGGTCATCATACCTCACCCATCGTGCTTCTATCGCCTCATTGATGGCAGCCTTCAAGTGTGCCAGGCGCATCTGCATGCTCCCGGCAGAATAACCCCTCTTTTGCATTTCCGTCGAAAAGAATCTGATGTCCGCCCGTGTCAAGTACGCAATGAAAGGATTTCCCATAATAGCCAGTATCACCTTCTTGCTGTCGTTGTGCATCCTGGCATAGTTCGTCCGTCCTTCCTTCTTCAAACGTCCTATACGTTTGTCCATAAGCTCTTCCAGCGTCATGGTGATTTCCTCGTCTTCCGGAGCCAGCAGAGCATCTTTCAACTTGCTGCAATTACTATACTTGTTCAAGTCTATGCGTGCCAGCTTTTCACGATATTCTGAAAGAACGTACGCCATGCGCTTGTTCATGATGGCAGCATCCTTCCGGTAACACACCTTCCCATTCTCAAATTGAGAATCATCGTCTATTTCAAATTCAGTGGATATATACCGCACCTCTTTTTTGTGCGTTAATGAAATGTAAATACCCAACTTTCCGTTGGATTTTCGCCGCGTAGGCAAGATTTTAAAGTTCAAAGTAGCCATAATATTACTTCTTAAAAACGGATTTTCGACAAACCTTTCGACAAACCTTTGCGCCCAAATATGGGTTCATTGTCTTATTTTTTAAAAAGTAAAACGTAACAGATCGTTCTTTTGTTCGTTTAAAACACGTTGTTTTTCAGCTAATTACTATCTTTTCCTCTTTGAGCCGAAAATGGGACTCGAACCCACGACTTGCTCATTACGAATGAGCTACTCTACCAACTGAGTTATTTCGGCGAGCCTGCTTTCTTTGAAAGCGGTGCAAATATAGAATGTTTTTTTGAAAAGAGGAACAAAAAACCGAGAATTTTTGTTCCTCCGTTTCTGTTTTTATGCCAAAGGGATGATTTTGAAACGCATACGGAAAATGCCTTCCTTATAGTCGTGGCTGATAATTTTGAACGTGCCTACTTCGGAGGTGTTTTCCACGTGGAGGCCGATGCATAGACATTCGTCATAGTCGCCTACGTGAACCACGCGTACGGTATCGGATGCTCCTTCGGGGAGGCGTTTCATGTCAAAACGGCCCATGGCTTCCTCCTGGCTGATGAATTCCATTGTGACGGGGAGGTTCTTTCGTAAGGTCTCGTTCACCACTTTTTCTATTTCGGCGATTTGTGCATCTGTGGGACATTCTGCCAAGGCAAAGTCGAGTTTGCTCTTCTTGCGTTCGATGTGGGCCGAGACGGCACGTCCGCATCCGAAAAGGTTCACCATGGTGCGGTTCACCACATGCTCGCAAGTGTGCATGGGCGGATGCTCGGTCTTGTTGTGCTCAT